GTAGAGGCGACCGGCAACAACGGATCGATTATTCCCGCCGGGGCAGTATTAACTAGATCCGACAATGAAAGATTTTTGGTAGATTCCGAGGAAACAATAGCGGGGGGAACAGCTACCCTAGCATTGACAGCAGAAACCGCCGGTTCTTCCGGGAATACAGAAGAGGGATCAGCCCTTGGATTTGTTTCCCCCATTGGTGGTGTGAATTCAGAGGTAACGGTTAATGCCGGGGGAATAGCAGACGGCAACCCGGAAGAAACAGACGATGAATTAAGGGCCCGGTTGTTGGCTCTGGTTCAAAATATTCCCATGGCGGGGGCAGTAAATGATTATGAAAGATGGGCATTGGAGATCGAGGGAGTAACCCGGGTTTGGGTGGTTCCGCAATATTGGGGGGCCGGTACTGTTGGCGTTTCCTTCATGAAGGATAACAAGACCGGCGGGAACCACTTGGGATTAAACACAATTCTTAATGGTGACTTTGGGGTTGCAGATCCTTGGATATTGGGAACAGGTTGGAGCATCGGGGCCGGGGTGGCGAGTTGTGACGGTATCCAAACAGGCAACAGTGATTTATCCCAAGAGGATAGGGTAAGGGCGGGGGCAGAATATGAAGTTACATTTACTCTAAGTAATTATTCCGCTGGTTCTGTTACCCCCTATCTGGGATCAACGAATGGTGCGGCGGCGAGTGCTAACGGGGTTCATACTGAAACTATCAAGGCCGGGGGTTCCGGTAATGTTGATTTTAACTTGCAGGCAAACTCAACTTTTGTTGGAGATATTGACGATGTTTCAGCAAAGATAATCAACCCCGCTATTATTCCCAATACCTCAGAGGTTCAAGAGGTCCAGGATTACCTTGATCTCAAACGGCCAGTAACCGCTATTGTTTTGGTTTATCCTCTGAAACCGATTTCCCAGGCCTTTGATATTTCCTTGTCTCCTAACAACCCAGAGGTCCAGGCCCAGGTGGAATTAGAACTCCAAGATCTTTTGGATAGGGAAGGGGTTCCCGCCGGTACTCTTCATTTATCCCAGATATCAGAGGCGATATCAGCGGCCCCAGGGGAAATCTCCCATATCCTCAATTCTCCAACCTCCCTTATTAACGTTGCTAACGATGAAATCCTAACTCTGGGAACGGTTACTTTCTAATGCCGATAACTAGCAAAACAGAACAGGACTTTCTAAGATTGCTCCAAGAGTTATTGCCTTCCGGGCAGGCATGGACCAGGGATCCGGATGCTAAATTAACCAAATTATTAGAGGCGACCGCTATTGAATTGGCAACCTTTGATTCACGAATGATGGATTTTTTAACAGAAACCGATCCCCGGTCAACTCTTGAATTACTTCCAGAATGGGAGGCCATGGCGGGGTTGCCCGATGGTTGTTTGGGTTTGTCCGATAATTTTCAGCAAAGGCGAAATGATGTTTTCGCCAAGTTGTTTTCAGAGGGTGGGGGTTCAAGAGAATACTTTGTCTTTCTTGCGGAACGCCTGGGGTATGATATACGAATAATAGAATGGGATGCCTTTATTGTCGGACTCGCCGCCAGCGGGGATTTCCTATTGAGTAATGATTTTAGATATCACTGGACAGTACAGGCCCCGGCCAAAACAATATTATATTTTCATGTGGGTACTAGCGGTTGTGGGGATTTCTTGGCCGAATGGGATAACGCCGTTTTGGAATGTTATCTCTTGCGGCAAAAACCAGCTCATACTACATTAGACTTTCAATATAGTGAATTTTCAGAGGAATTTGATTTTGCGGAATTCTTTTAAAGGGGGCGAATGATGCCGGAAACCAAAAGATTACTTTCAGAAATCCTAGCAGACTTAACCAGCCAGCAGGCGGGGGATCTCTCAGGCCAGAAGATGCGGAATCTTGCCGTATCAGTTTACCCGGGAGAGAATGAAGAGGTATTGACGGCAAAGAAAACCTTGGTTCTGGCAAGTGAAAGAATCCAGGTATTGGAGGCCTCCGGCGGCGATCAGGATGTAGAGTTACCGGATGAGGCAACAGCCCCGGGCATAGAGTTTTTTATTGTTAACAAGGGCGGATCAAATAATCTCTTGGTTAAAGATGATTCCCCCGCCCTTATCGGAACGGTTGCACCAGGGGAATTCAAAAAATTCCTTTGTGCCGGATCGGTTTGGTACTTACAATCATAGCCATAAAGGGGGCCTGATATGCATCGAATAGACGGGTTATACAATGTTGGGGGATTCTTTCAGGATGGCGATCCCTCTATTGGTTTGTTTGGAACGAGGGTAACCGCCGCATGGTCAAACGATACGCAGGAGAACGTTATCCAGGCGATATTAGAGGCCGGGCTATCATTGGTTAAAGGCGACTATGACCAGTTAAAAACGGCTATTGCCTTATTAGCTGATACTCAGGTAGAGGCGGCGAATCTTGAAGATCTGAATGATATGGATGCTAATATTGCGGCCGCCTTAAAAGATGCTACCTATCCCGCAACCGCCGCCAACTATTTCTTTACCAAGAACGATCACGAAAACGAGGATCATTCTAGTATAGAGGCATCAACTATTGATTGGGATGATCTGGCGAATATTTCCGCAAACGAACAGGCCTCCCTGAAAAATGCTAATGCCCCGACCGGGGCAAATCCTCTGGCGACCATGGCCGATGTTTCATCTCCCGCTCCTGCTGATAACGCTAGAATTCGCACAGGCGCATACACTGGTAACGGTGCCGCCTCCCGTGTCATTACAACTGGAGGATCATGGACGCCCAGAACGGTTTTACTTGGTGTTGGCAATCCACCGGCTGGACAGGTTTTTTGTCTTCACGTTGATACCATGGGTGTATATTCTTCGGATGGTGCCGGTAATGGACTTAATGATTATGTTACCGCTCAAGCGGCAGGTAGTTTTACTGTTGCCGCTAATCGCGGAAATGTTAATACTAGAACTTACGCATGGACTGCAATAGGTTAAAGGGGAAATAGAAATGAAAGTTATTACCAGAAATTCTGATGACGGGGTTGTAAATGTTATACAGTGGCCAGCCCCGCCAACCCTGGCGGATGGTGTGACGCTAGAGGGTGGCGTAGAGGGTGATTTTACCCTGAGAGATGTTCCGGCAGAGGAAGAGGCAGACGCTAAAGAATGTGACCCCGCCCTTTCAAGTTGGAATGGATCAAGTTTTGATTGGGTTGCCCGTGGCGTTATTACCTATGTTCCCTCTTGGTTTGAATCAGACGGAACAACTCCCCTTGGTGATACCCAGACCCCCTTTAATGGGGTGCCGGATTTAGAGGCCAATGGAACCTCAACCGCTAAACTTAAAATCCAAAAGAAAAAAGACGATGTTGATCAGACCGCCGCCGGTGACGATGACACATTGATTATTACTCCAGACAAGTTATGCAAACTAGATATCTTTGGTGGCGACATGGTAAACGGCCTTTTGGAAATAACCTTTTCCTCTTCATTGGACCAGAAGGGAATAGTTAATTTTGGCATAGAGGGGCCCCTAGCGTTTAGTAATACGAGTTTGCAGTTATATTAACCTGAAAGGGGTTTGCTATGGGTTATACTGGAATATTTGACGATGGAAATTTAGATAAAAAGACATACGATACCAATAATTCCGGCAAGGTTGATATAGCAGAATCCCTAGATGACGGGGCCGGGGGTAGTGTCACCTGGGAAGATATTCAAGAGGCCATAGAGGCAGGCGGGGGCGGATCTGGTTCCGGTGTTGATTGGCAGAATTCGGTTTTATCTATTTATGATCCTACTCCTAATCTTCCGGTTGGTCCCTCAGACGGGGATCGCTATATCGCATCGGCAACGGCCAACGGTTGGACAACAGATTATATTTACACCTATGATCTTGATACCGTTTCCTGGGTAGAGGTTATTCCAGATGAGGGATTCGCCCTGACCGTTGAAGATGAGAACAAGATTTATATCCACAACGGATCAACCTGGGTGTTAATGGCAACCCTGGTATCCCATAGTAATCTCGATGATTTAGACGCTAACGATCACCCTCAATATATGGCCGTTCTTGATTACGATTCAGGGGAGGCAGGGGATCGGGTTGATCTTGCTATCGCCATTGTGGACGGTGCGGGGAGTAAAACCTATTCTGATATTTCCGGAGAAATTGATTCAGACATTACCGCCCATGCGGGTAACGCATCGGCGCACCATGCGAAATATACAGACGGGGAGGCCGCCCTACAGGTTACAAAGGATAACTTGGGAACCAATGGCGATATCGGAACGGGATCGGATCAGGTAGCCCAGGGGGATCATACACATTCAAGTATGGGATTAGCTCTTAATATCGATCTGAATGACGGTAATAATCCATTCGTTTCAAAATCAGCGGTAAATTATACAACTCTTAATAGATTTGTTTTTCCTGGTTCAACATTTATGACTCCCTCTGATATTACCGCTATCATCTGGACCAGCAATGGATCTAGAGGCCAGGATATTATGATCTATGATTTTACAAATGCGGTAGTCATAGCCCAGAAATTAAACATTACAGACGTATTACCAACGATGCATACCTTACCGATAACGGGAGTAATCCCGGCAGGAAAGGCAATGTGGGAGGTTCAAGTTAGATATAATTCTCAGTCGGCGGCGGCACGTGTATCAAGTGTTTTGATAACCAGTTAGCCAAATACCAAAGGGGGTAACACATGGCGGCAGGACAAATAATTTATCGAATGTGGTGTACAGATGAGGCGGATTTTGTTTATACGGATTTTGTTTCATCCGTACCAACGGAATGCCCAAACAATGCGGGGCATTCAATAGTAGAGGCCTCTATTAGTGCTGTTCAAGAGGATACGAGTTTAGATTTTGGCACAGGGGCCGGGCAAATATCGGAAGGCGATCACAATCATGATGCGGCATATTCGGCCAGCGGTCATGACCATGACGCTACCTATTCCGCATTGGCCCATAATCACGATGCGACTTATTCAGCCCTTGCCCATAATCACGATGCCACCTATTCGGCATTAGCCCATGACCACAATTCAGATTATCACGTTAAAACTGATTTTGTTTTAACCGCAACGGCTGGCAAATTACCGAAGTTAGACGGTTCCGGCCTTCTAGCGTTTGCACAAATGCCCGTTGGATCTGGTTCCTCCCAGGTTGCACAAGGCGATCACAATCACGATCACGGGGCATTGACCGGCAAAGATGATGACGATCATACTTTATACTCTCTGGCAGACGGGACCAGGGCCTTTAGTGGCGTTGTCTCCGGTGTGACTCCAACAGCAGATGCCCACCTTGCAACTATGGGATATGTTGACTCAGCGGTCCAGGGTGTTATCTGGAAATTGCCAGTAATAGATAGAGACTTGACCGCCCCTCCAGGTGGCGAAACATTGGGTGACCGTTACCTTGTGGCGGCCGGTGGTAGTGGCGATTGGTCCGGCAAGGATGGCCAGATAGCGCAATTCACCGATCCGGGTTGGGATTTCACGGTTCCATCAGAGGGAATGGTTACTTCTGTTTTAGACGAAAATTTACAGATCCGCTATGGCGATTCAGCATGGCAATCATTTGGTGAAACAGTGGATCATGGAAATCTTGCGGGATTATCGGATGATGACCATTCGATTTACCATACCGATGCCCGGGGCGATGCCCGTTATCCTCTTTTAACCGATCATGTTTTGACAGCGACCGCCGATAAATTCCCTCAACTTAATGGATCGGGATTGCTGGCCTTTGCTCAGATGCCGGTAGGTACAGGATCTAGCCAAGTTGCCCAGGGCGATCATGGCCATACCGACGATCATTATACTAAAACAAATATGCAGACCTCCGGGCAGGCCCAAGTACATTGGGACAACCTTACCAATAAACCCGGTGGAATTACCGCTAGGTTGCATATTGATTGTTCAGACGGCAGTAATCCTTACCTTGGCAAGAACGTTGCTAATTATGCTGTTGTTCATCGGTTCATTTTTCCGGGAACTACTGATTTTAATTTGGCAACAATCAAGGCGATTGTTTGGGCCGGTACTTCTGGTAAGACAGTTGGCCTTAGAATTTATGATCTAACTAATGCTAAGGTTATTGTAGAGAAATCCGATATTACGGTTAATGAACCCACGTTAATGGACCTGGGAACCTTAGCCGACAAACCAGCGGGGGCGGCCATGTTTGAGACTCAGATCAAATATTTTGATGGTCCTTCCGCCTGTAACGTTTCGGCAATCCTACTAAGTGAGTAAAGGATAAATCATGGCGTATACGGTTAGGGTATGGTGTGAGACATGCCAAGATTATTGCAGGGAATCTCAAACTGATATTGACAATACCAGCAAGTGTACGGGGGTGGCGCCAGCTACCCCCCATACTTGTTGCCCTAATCCCGGCGGCCACAATTCTTCCCATACTGTTAGAGATTTTGTGATAGCGGAAATGACGGAATAATTATTGACGGTTAGCGACAGTCTGTTATGTTACAGGCTATTGATAATTAATTCTTTTTAATCAGCCTAACGGCTAAAGAAAGGGGCATTGAAATGGTACAACCGACAACCGAGGTGGAAGTATTTGGAGTAGATGGATTAAAGAAAAAGGTTCCGGATCATAACCGGGTAGTTAGATCAACTGGCCTTCTCTATCAGTTGTTTTCAACTGGTATTGTGAATGGATATAAGGGTTATTTGGACAGCCCAAACAGTAAATATGTTTGGTTGACCCGTGGCCTTGCTATCGATGCAGGCGGATCTATTATTGGTAATGGTTCTTTTACTCTTCCCGATCCTGACGATGCAGTTTTCATGACCGCAACCATGAGGAAAATTGATGTGCTGGCCAAGGGTGGTTTTCCTGTTGATTATACTGGCCCCGCCTATGTTTTAGTTACTGGATTGGTTGTTGAATATCAACGAAAACAAGAGGGAATGTCAATAGAAGTGGTAGCAGATTTGGCCAACCGTTCCACCATGACTATTAACGCTAATACGGATGAATCCCGGATCGTTAATGGTTCTGTTTTAGTTATGAGATTAACCGTTGAATCTGGTTTGGTGACAAAGATTGATCAAACGCCCGGTTATGTTGGCAAGTTGGGATTTAATAATCTAGTTGATAAAGAATTGGCAAAAGATTTAGATGATGCCGTTAGCGACATAAAGAAAAACAAGGTTGATATTTCATCCCTTATAGATATGTCTTCCGGGGCCCTTGATGCTAGGGTTGGCATTCTAAAACTTGTTGATGCCTGTTGTTCAGTTGAATCATATATTATCGGATTAGATGAAATTGATTTGGCTGGATTGGGATCAGATTTCATGGTTGAGGTAGTTGGAAATAGAGGATCATTGCCAGCCGTTCTTTCTACTCTTAGCACAGCTGATCTTGATATTGATTTTACAGAAACGGGGGGTGGGGTTGATTATGATACCGTTGCCTCTGGAACAACTCTTTCCATAGATGCTGGAAGATTAAAGGCAGTTTCCGCAGGCGGATCGGGTGGTACTAGCCTAATGTATCTTGACAACTTTCTAACCAATCCATTTGAAATTTTATGGACTCCAACAGATATCGGAGTTATTGGTTTTGAACATGAGGCTGATTATTCAGCGGCAACTCTTGGGACCGTTCCGGGTACTATGTTTGGTGGCCAGCAATTCTGGTGTGCTGATGCAACTCAGGCAAACTGGCCTTTTGGTTTGGAATTCTGGTATACGATAGTAAAATCTGGAAGTGATTATTTCATGAGGCCATTTCAGGGGGCCGCCCGAACCATGGGATTTATCGGTTGTTTTGATGCAGCTGATACTCTTATCGGCTCTACCTGGAATCAGGCCCCGAGTATTGACATTACTGCCTTCATTGGTGCCGCCATGAAAATACGCATTGAATTGGGATCATTTGATACATGGGTTGCCGCCCCCGAAAGACCGGGCGAATATTACACCATGGTAAAAATGTACATCAATGACAAAGTGGTATACCAGGGCCGGTTTTATACCGCATCAGCGGGGGTTATGGATAAATCATTATTGGTCAGTGAAGGCATAAGATACACAGATGTTAATTTTGGAAATAAATTTGTTGGCAATCTGTTTATTGACAATGTGAAATTGTGGACAAAGGCAACCAAGACATACGCCGCCGCTGGTGAATATATTAGCGAAGATGGCGCATTTAGTCTTATTGCCAGTGCCAACAGGTTACAGGTTCTCAATATTGAGGCCATGAAAACCACGGGTGCCGCAAAGGCCGCCGGATCTGGCGTTCAGTTAAAGTACTCTCCAGACGGTACAACCTTTGGCGATGCCTTTGACGTTGGCGCATTACATGATCTCTCGGGTTATGATGCGGTATCCGGAACCGGGCCAAGAGTAAAGGCCATTATTACTAACGATGAGGCCGCCGGTATTGGTGTTGCAGTCAATGGAGAAATGTTTGTTCTTTCTAAGGTTGTTTAATCTTAGTTTGTAATTAAACCCAACGGGGGGGGAATTCTGTTCCCCCCTCTTTTTTATTGGGGTATTATATAGCAATGCCTAGCAATGAAAAACTAATAGAGATAATTGGAAAGATAGACACCCTATTCAGGCGACTTGATGACGGGAAAGAAAACAGCCGGGAGCTAAAAGAAGATATCAAGGAAATCAAAGACTATCAAACAGAACTCTATACTGAAAATGAATTGCTAAAGGCCAGGGTTTGCCAGAGCGAAAAGGCCATAAAGGACATAAGGGAGAGACTAAAAGAGAGAAACGATAAAACCTGGAAACTGATTAGCGGTATCCTGATGTTAATTTTATCGGCATTGGTGGGCGCAATGGCCAGCTACATGAATAAGGGATAACATGAAAAACATAGTCATAATAGAAGATGATTCCGCATTAAGAACGATTCTAAATAAACATATCGAATCAATGGGATTTAATGCCGTTGAATTCTCCAATCCAGTGCCGAGTATTGAGTACCTAAAGGACCATGGCGGGGAGGTAGATTTAATTATATTAGATATCATGATGCCCCTAATGAACGGTTACGAATTCATGGACAAACTGAACGGGCATAGATACCAGATAATAGTTTTAACCGCCTTGGAAACCAGGAGAGTAAAAGAGGAAATGAAATTTAGAGGATTAAAAGAACCCCTAGCGATAATAACCAAACCGATTACCAGGGAGGATCTTTCCCGGGTGGTTCTGCAATATACGGAAAAAAAACTTGAAACTCAATCCCAGAGATTGGACGTTCTGTTAAATGAGAATATCGAAAAAGAGATACTTTAGATGGATCTTGTTCGGGGTTGTTTGCCTCTACCTGGGAGGTTGCTACCTTCCGCCGGGCAATATTAAAAAGGCCATGATTAAAATGGAACCAATAGCCAGCAAGTACTTTGATCAGCAAATGGCCAGGGAGAAACTTTACCCGGACCAGGGAACGGAACGCCGATTGGGAACAGCATTGCTATTGAAAAATAATATAAAATCTCTTAGGGTTTGGGCAGAAGGCAAAAAGGATAAACCAGAATGAACTACAAAGAGATCAACGACTTCATTAAACACGCCAGGGAGAACAGGGAATTAATATTACCAATGGCCCGGGCATTGGCCACATTCTTTACCGCCCTGGTTGACGGCCGGGAGGCTAAGATAAATGAAATCCAGGCCAAGTATGCCGAATGGGAAGAACTAGAAAAGGCAGATCTTTTAATCAATAAGGAAATAGAAAAAACTGAGACAGCCCGGGCAACCTTAGATATGGTTGGGCGAGTTGTCGTAACTATTGCCGGTGGGGCAATGAAAGGTATTTGACATGAGAAAATTATTGTTGATCGGTGTTGTTTGTTTGTTGGTTTCCGGTTGCGGTATAACCAGGGATAAAATGGTTGATATCGTTAAGGGAGAACTAAAGGCCTATTGGGATGAGAATGGAAAGTTTATTCTTGATAAAGGCAAAGAGGCGGCCCTTGCCGCTGTTGAAATGCAGGCCCAGGGAAAGAAAGAGGAACTAGAGGCCATGGGGATCACCATGGCGGATTTAGATATCAATGGTGACGGGGTGGTTGATTATATCGAAGTGGCGGCCGGTACTAGCCGATTTCATTCTGCCTTTGCCCAGGAGAACGAACAGCGGGAGGCCCGGGGAGAAAAACCCATGGTCTGGTATGAATTCATTCTAATGATCTTTGCGGCAATGTTTGTTTATAACAAGGGCGGAAAAATGGCAGGCGGTAAACTCGATGCCCTGATAGCTGTTCTGGTCCCGCCCAAGAAAAAGAAAAGGGTGTAATATGGAAATCGGGGGTATTGATAAATATATGACCAGAGGCAATGCTGAAATCCTGGGGGGTGTAATCCTAGCCATTACCACAATCTATCAATGGGTACGGGCCCGGGGTTGGAAGAAAGGTTTAATCCATGTAATGGAGGTTATTCAATCAAGAAAGAATGGAGGCCATTCCTACGGGGATAAAATGGCGGGAGCGATTGAATCCAGTGTTGACAAGAAAAAGGGAGTAGGAAAAACAATTCATAAGGCATACAAAAAACACGTTAAAAAAAGTAAATAAAGAATGTCTTTCATGAGTTGTGCTAGGCGGGGTTTCGGCCCCGTCTTTTTTATTTGTATATCCGGGCCTTGATTTCCTTGGCGGCCGCCGGTTCCTTTTTCCCTACCCGGGCCAACTCTTTCTTTAGTGCCTCACGGATAAACCCAGAGAGAGACATTTCCTTTAGGCGGCACCATTCCCGGACCTCTTGAATTAGGCGGCCGTCTGGGAAATAGATATTCTCTATTGTCCTTTGCGGAATGTGATCGCATCTGTTGTTAACTGGTTTAGTCATTTGAAACCCCCAATATTGTTTCTATGGTTGCGGCATCCCCAATGGAGAGATCCGTTAATTCCTCTTTGTGGTATTCCCTTACCTCTGGCGGCCAATCGTTGGCCAGTGACAGGGCCTTTAGTTGTAACAGTCTTAATGTTTTTATGTTCATGATATCCCCCTTGATATGTTTATGTAAGGCGGCCGCCCCCGGTTGCAACGTGAAAAGGTGGTAGTATAAACCCGTTGGCCGGGGGGCAACCATGATTAAACCTTGGCCTTTCTGAATACCTTAATTGTATAGCGGTAAGACTCAGAGGCCTTTTTCATTTGTTTTTTACAGTATTCCTCCCCCTTTAACCTCTTAACAATATTACGCCATTTCACAGACCTCACTATATGGCGGCCCCATTCAATACCTAACTTGCCTTTCTTTGGCATCCATCCCAATTCCAATTCCTCAATAATCTTTTCTCTCAATTCCTTGTATTCCGCCGCCGCCTTTTCTAGTTTTGCATACCGTTTTAAATCCTCTTGAGTAATCATTATTAACCCCCCTTTAGCCTATGTTCTTTTTAACAACGCTACCGCAATTAGTACAACGCCAGCCGCCTACTTTGACGGAAGATAGTAACCAGACTATTAACCACAGGCCCATGGTTAAACAGGTTAAAATCAAATGCAACAAATGACTTGTCCCCGCCCTTCTAACCATTACCTGTTTTTTGCAGGTGTCACAAAACCCAGACCTTTCTTGATATGCCATAGTTAATCCCCCTTTATCTTTGGTCAACGTACCAGTTATAAACGTTGTCTTTCATTTCAACATAGGACCAGTAGTAACCGGAATCCTCAATCTCTTTTGATATCCAGTTATCAAAAACCTCCCTTACCTCTTCTTTGGTGTGATCGGTTATCGTCATCTCGAAATCTCCGGAAACTGAAATCCATTTTTCGCCGTTGGCATCCTCTTCATTTTCCTTATGGAGATTATCATTTAGCTGTTCCTGGATTAGATCCTCCAGGGCCTCAAGGCGGTCGCAACATGCCGAACAGTAATCCCAGGTTCCCTTGTAGGGTTTGCTCACCAACTCTTTTTTGCAATGCTGGCAGTTTCTTTGTTTCATAGTTAACCCCTTTCTTTCTATTAATAGTATACCATATTATTATGTATATATATACATATCACCAACTATAAGACCATATAAACCAAATGGTTATCATTCCAAAAAGATATTATTTGACAGCATATAACCTGTATATTTCCCAGGTATTTAGGAGATAATTTTCTATTCCTTTAATACCAACAGGTTATGTAATCGTTTAAATGGCCCCTGGCGGTCGCCAATACCGGCAATGGGTTTTCAGTCATGGGATACCCCGGGGGTTTCTCTGGTGCCAACCTGGGGGGCCAAAAACATGACCGGGCGGTCATGTTGGGGCAATCTGGGTTCCCGGCGTTTTTCCGAAATTCTCCGGAGAAATGCGGAAATTTCCGCCCAGGTGAAACCAATTCCTTATGGTCTGCCTTTATGTCCGGGGAAAAACAGGGGGGGTAGCAGGCCAACAGGCAAGATAACATTCACGGGCTAGTCAAAGGCCCTTAGAATCCAATACAGGCGGCGTTTCCCTGGGTAACAGTTTCGGCCCAGGTTATCAACAGGGTTTTGTGGAAATAAAAAAATCGTGGCAAAGGGTTGATTCCCTAACGCATGGGCGGCCTGACCCACTACTGGAGATAGAAACGGTACCATTTATAACTCCGCCACAAAACGATCATAACAAAATCAGCCCAATAAAAAAACCCCCGGCAGACGATCCGGGGGTAGCACAAAACATGTATGTAAAAAGGATTTAATGGAATTTTAAAATGTAGCCGCCTGCCCGAAACCAGGGGCCAAAATAGAAGGGATTAACTCCGGCCACAAGGGCCGGTATTCCATAGGCGATTGCCTTTTTATTATCAAAGTAACTGATCCAATTCTAGCAAATCTCCGGACGGAAAACCATACTGATCCCTTGAGAAATACCTACCCTTGTTTTTCTCTCTCATCATTACTGATACCGCAACGAAACCGGCAAAAGTATAACGGGGAAAATCCCCGGAGAAGTAGCAGAACAGATCACAATTATGGTAAACGATTTCATTGCCCCTCATATCATGAACGGGATGCAGGAACAAACCTTTATAGGCGGATCTCTGGGACTTAACATCAATCCTTGTTCCATTAGGTAAAACCGCATCATGGCCATCTGTTTTAAAACGTTTTGATTTAAGAGTAGTTGAGAAATCCGGATAAACATTAAACATACTGGCAAAGGATAATTCCGCCCCATAGCCCTGGCGGTTAACCTCAAAATCAGAACGGGAGGATCGTTTCTGGTTTTCAACTCCCGCCTGTTTGTTTTCTAAATCCCGTACCTTTGCTATGTACTCACATAGTTTTCTTTCCGCAACATTTAAAACTATAATATCCCCTATCATGTTTACCCCTTTGTTATGTTTATAATACCTATCTTACAGTAAACCCTTTTAGTGGCAAAATATAATTGGGGGGCCGGTAGCAACAGGAGATCGTGGGGTAACCCGGCCCGACCAATTATACTATATTATCCCGGCCCCTCTACCCATTGACGGCATGATCAATATATTTCATGATAATTCTAATTGCTGATTTCTCAGTTTTATTAACGTTCTTATCCGGCATTTCCAAACATATCTCTAGGTATTCTGTTCCGGTTTCGGTCCAACCTAATTCATAAAGAGATTGTTTGGGGAACTTGCCTTTACCTCTTGGTAAAAATACGGATTTGGGCAAACCAGTTTCTTTCATTATCTTTTTTATGGCATCCTCCCGGGCCTGGGGATCTTCCGGTAATCCCCCGGGTGGTACTTTTTCCTTTGCCGGTTCCGGGGGTGGTTCTGTTGTTGGCCCGACAACCTCCGGGGGGGTATCAATCATTTCCTCTTCAATCATTTCCCCCTGATCCTGGGGTGGGGCGGCCTCCCCCTCCGGCATGGGTTCTGGTTCCGGATCTGGGACAACCTCAAAACTAGCATCAATGGCCTCTCCCTCCGGTTCCGGGTTTAATTCTTTTTCAGGGGCAGGAGTTTTAACAGATGTTCTTTCTTCAAAACCTTTGTTATCGACCGGATCAGGTTTGGTATCTCTTACCGTTGCCTGAACGTCTTTAACTTCCCCGTCTGTCAGGGTGATCCCGCTATCATCAATCAATTCATATAACCGGGCCAGTGCCTTTCTTTCCCCCTTGCCATAAACCGCATCCCTGGAGGTATAGTTATTGCAATCCATTTCTATTTCACCAACGTAAACGGGTTGAGGTTTACCGTTCAACTCATATTCAAATTTAAAAGAAATAACCGAAACGGTTTTAGAAAATGATTTGATAGCAATGGTTTTCTTTAGTTTGGTTAAACCCGGGTAATCCCGGACCTTCCGTTTAAACCCTTCTTTAGTAACATAGCAGTTACCGGAGATAATATTTAATTCGTTGCCGGTCAGGGAGAGCCCCTGTAACCGGGCCTCAGTTGCGACCGTTGCCAGAACGTTGCCATCATATCCGTTCTCTTTATCAGTCAGAAAACCCAGGCGGTTATTCTGTAATGATTTCAGCATGGCGTTAATTTCTGGTTTCAGAAAGAAATTCCGGATCTGTTTGACCGCCGTTGCTATGGCCATTGATCTTTGAAGGCCCTTATGGGCGGCCGCAATCTTTACCAACTCTAGATCCTTTGTGGATTCGTCAAACATTGCGATTTCATTCTTGATTGATTCTGTTTTGGTCATGTTTTAATTCCCTTCTGAATGATTTTTTTCGATAACTTTTTAATTTCTTTAATCCGGATTGCCCCGGCGGCATCCAGGTTTTCTATCATTGCGGTAATGTCTTTTCCCTTCTTTCCCTTGGGGGCATAGTCACCGATGGCATCTTCGAGTTTGCCCTTGCCGATCTTGACGGCCTTCCAGCCATTTAGAAAATCCAGTATTCCTTGTAATTCCTTGATATCGAAGTATTCCATTATAACAGAAATGCCCTTTTCGGTGGGCAGGATTTCTTTCTGGGGTTCAATTCTATATTGGAGGCAATAGTTTTTATTAATAACTATTGAGCCCTTATCATCGACAGTCTTTTTAATCAGTTTGTCATAGGCCCCCCAGGATTTCTTTAACAGGGAAACTCCCTCCCACATTGATCCCAACTTCTCAGGGGTGAAATCTTGCATATCTTTACTCATTAAATCCCGTTTAATGCCGACCAAAAAGGTTTCCCGGGCCTTACAGTCAGGGGCAGATGGGCAGAAATAGCAGGCCTCCCCGGGGGTATAGGCTCCCCTCTTGACATGTTCGATCATATCTTCCGCCCAGGCCATAATCTCTTCACGGGAGATCTTTGTTTTACCCGTAACGGTTGAGCGAATGGGGACAATAACTTGATCTCTTATCCATGCGACAGCGGCCCGGCCCCATTTAGCGGTGGGCCTCAAGACCATGAGAGAGTAAAGATAACCCATTAACTGATCCCTGTAACAGTGCTGGTTTCTTCCGGACTTATAATCTAGTACGTCAAGACCCTCTACCTCCCCCTCTTTATTCATAGTCTCCCCGCCAATGTCTGGGGTTCCCGTCAACGACCAGGGGCCCAGGGTGGCCTTTACTTTCATCTCGATAAAAGTAATATTGACTCTCTCCCGGATCTTATTCAGGAGTTTAGCCGCACAATAACAGAGGATTTTAAAATCTTCAAAAAGACCTTCTTTCATAATCCCCGGGTATTTCTCCAGGAAAGGCGATAGCTCCGGTATGGTAGTTAATCCCTCCCGGGCCATGACCATGCAAACGTCATGAACAGCGGAACCCAATTCCGCCGGGATGTCGGATATATCTAAAACGATACCCGGAACAACAGCAGAGCCCCCACAAACCCCGATCCTGGGGAGGGCGGAAGATCTTAATTTAATCTTTACTAGGTTTGTCGTCATGTTTGATCCCTTTCTCTTTCTCTTGTTTTCTGGCGGCCAAGTCTAAAAAATGCCTGTCAAATAAAACTGAATGCCCACAATCCCGGCAAGTGCGAATATAAAAAGATTTTCCTAGTGTGGAATGTTTGTCGTCAAACCAAATGTAATTAACCGATTCGCAACCGCAACAGGGTTTAACGGAAATGCCTTTAATAAAATCAAATGCTGATATTGTTTCGTTGCTATTTAATATCCCTTCTGATCCCATGTTTAAATCCCTTTCCAAAGTGTTAAAGAATCTATTCTACTAAACTATCGAACCGGGATCAACCCGGTGGCCCCTTTTGTCAACCCACAATTCATGAATACCGCTACCCCTTATCTTCTTTTCTCTGGCCTCTTTCCTGTATTTGGCATCGTGGGCCAAGTGGTGTTTTTGACAGAGGGCCCGGAGATTAGAACGTTTATTGTTCCTGGGATTCTGATCCAGGTGGGCGACCGTTAAGACAACCATAAAACCCTTAACCCCCTTTGGCGGTACTCCCATATAAAATTCCTTTGTTTTGGGATCTCTCCAACCCCATCTATGATTGGGAATTTTACACCATTCACATTTATTTCCCGCCTCTTCCCGGACCTCCAGGGAAAGGGCCTTCCAGTTGGGAGGATAGAGTTTTCTATTCTCCGGTTTAATGGGCATTAGTTTCCCTCATGTATGCGGCATGGCTAACGGCCATTAATATTTCATTGAGGGCGGAATTAATATCTTTTCTTATAGTGTTGGCAATGTATGCCTGAGCCTTTTTTTCTTCCCCTCCCTCTATCCCTCTTCCCGTGATATCATTTTTGGTCGCATACCCCAAATGGGTATTCTCGCAAATATCACAAAAATAAACCTCTCTGCCTCCCTCCCCACCCCATGTTTCTATTTTCTTGGAGATAGCCCCAACGGGATCAATTATTCCACAATTAAGACATTTAATTTCCGCCATCACGCCGCCTTTCCATTTCTTTCCTACCATCTTCTGTTAACCAACCGGACCGGAGAGAAACGCCGTATTCCCAATAGCCCTTATCGGACCATTTATCTAGGACATAATAGAGGCGGGGGTTCTGGTCCATTTCCTTTGTCCGATCTAATAAACTATTGTTGGTTAAAAGGAAATCCCCGAAATTTAATTCATCTTGTTTAATTGTCATGTAGCATCTTATTGTCTGCTATGTAGCTAATTTCTGAAAACGCATCCTCCATTTGATTTATCTTTTCATCCCTAGCCATTACCAATCTCATTAATTTAAACAAGGTAGGATTGGGGAAATATATGTAGTCATAAAGGTCTTTGCATTTGCGGCAATAGAACTCCCCCCCATAATAATCCAAAGTTTTATCAGCCTCTTTGTCTTGGCCAGCAATAACTAATTGTTCACTGTTGCATTTGGGGCAGACGACCTCTAGGTCTGTATTCTCAACCTTCTTTGCTATTATCATGTTAACCCCCAAACTTTTCTTTAATCGCCTCTTCCCACTTGGTCAGGAATTCCCCTAGTTTATCCTCTAATACTTCTATTGGACATCTTCCCATTTTGTGATTCGCAATTTCCGGATGACATTCACAGGGACAGGTTGCCTCTGTTGCCACAACATCCCCCTTGAAATTCCAGAGATCGGTTAGGATCTCCGGGGTATCCGGAACGGGGACACCATCAACAGACTTTATTTTACAGTTTGGGTTGACCGGATTATTGGTCAGGGCAACGGAATCTAATTTAAATTTATTTATAAACCTTGCGGATTTCTTATATTCCGGATCCCATTCGGTAGCATATTTGGCCCCGCATCTTGGGCATTCCCAATAAGAATGGGAACAATGGCTATTGCGGTAATCCGGATTATACATTTCATTACTTAAACGAATAATTTCAATGTGATCGCATTGGTTACATTGAATATAAAACTTTTGGTTTGTGCTAATAAAGAATAATTGCCTATGGGTAATTGCCATGCTAACCCCTTCCGGTTGCCCGTTTGATTACCGATTTTGTATGGTCTGCCAAAAATACAGAAGATAACATCATCCCTCTTTTTTTAGGAATCATTAATTGCCTATAAAGTAATCCCAAACCTTTTAACGCCGGGTGAATTGGTTCCGGGGCGGTCAGAACCCCCATTGCAAAGGATACATTAAACCATTGGCCATCCCTCAATGCGTCTTTATCCAGGCTATCCAGAATATTTAATATGATATCCAGGGCCTCTTTCTTGGTCACGGTTTAACCCCGTTGCAGAAAGTATGGGTGGCGATTGATTTGGAATTCCGTTTTGTCCAAAGATAAATGGGGGTTAATTGGGGTAATTCCATTCCCTTATGTTTGAAACCTTCAAAGTTATCGCGGCATATTTTACAACTATCTGGGGATAGCTGATCTTTTGGGCATTTATGTAATTCTAAAAAATAACGTTTATTTATTATTATTTCAACCAGCCCAGGGCCGGGGGGATCTTCAACAACCGTTACAGACTCTATTCCTTTTACCTCAGAATTCACAAAGGAAAACCCCTTCCCTTTCTCCAGAACAAGAGTTGTTTCCATACCATCTTTAAATTTGATTTTCCATCTAGGCATCACGCTATCTCCCTTTCCTCTTCTCTTACCCATTGGGCCTCAACCATGTTTATAACCTTCTCCCGGGCGGCCGGTGTTAACTCCCGGAAATCATTACAGAATATTTGACCGCCGCAATTATCAATCATATCCTCTAAATCTCTTATTACTCTTGTATACATGAAACCACAACCGCCGAACAATTCCCGTATGCTCATGCAATCATCACAGGTTTTATGCCAGGAGAAATCGCCTTCATAAACAAAGTTTTCCGAATAGTATTTTTCACCTTTTGGAATATCCCGGTTACATTCCATACAAGTATGGGATTTCCTGGCAATCGGATTTGTAACCCGTAACAGTGTTACGCATTCATCAACCCCGCCAGAAACTAGACAGCTACAACTAGACATTTTTAACCCCCTCTTCTTTTTCCATTTTCTCCATTCTTTCTATCTGTTGTTTAAATCTAATAACATGCGATAGCGACCATTCAGAACAACCCTGACTATCCTTGTCTTTGGGCCAATCCCAACCGGGTTCAGGCCTTCCGCCAGCATCCGTTTCCTCATCCCTGGTAAACAATCTATTCTGACACATATCATGTTTAGCCACATACTCTTCACATCTGGAACAGCATTTTTCTTTGGACTCATGATATTTAATAAACTCAGAAGTAAAATCAGTTGATATCGAAATCCGGACCGTAAATTTCTCACAACAGTTTCCGCATTCATAGACTTCATGATCGCCATCGGAATTCAAGGTGGTGCCGTCCCACCAATCTATATCTTCATAGCCGCAAAAGGGACAGGTGGGGAAATGGGTATATTCATAATCTATTTCTTTTTTTTCATTTACCATGACATCACCGGCCTGCTATATTTTTCATTCTTTCCCAGGAGATCGCCAATCAGTTTACAGGCCCTAGCCTTTGTGAATTTGACAGGGCGGCCCATCTTATGTTTCTCGTATTCCTCATTGGTCAGATGATCCGGGAGTTTATCCCAGAACTTATCAATCAATTCCATTTGTTTTTCGGTTGCGGGTTCTTGGTCGGTCATGATAAAACCTCTTCTATCTTTTTTAAAAATTTGCATGGGTAACAGGGGGGCAATGATGGATCTTCATTGCAATAACAGACCGTTTGATCGATGTAATATTTTTTAATCTCCAATAACAATAACCTGTATTTATCAGACCTCCGACCAACCTTCAAAAAGGCATCCTGGAGATCGCGGTACTGTTCCCCTATAGTGTTATGATTTTCTAAGACGGTGGTAATCTTATCCAGGAGAATAATAATTTTATCAACGTTGTTTACAATGGCCCCTTGATTAACCATTGTCTTTTCGCCATTAACCCCCAACCACATTTCTTCCCATTCGTGTTTAGTGTTAGCCATAGTTAATCCCTTTCTTTCATGTTTGTTTTCCAAACCTTTCTGCAATATAAATCTATCAATTCTTTTTGACTTAAAGAGTTTTCAAGATATGTCATTGTAATAAGTTGCCTCCCCGGTCTATTTTTGTTGTATATTTCAATGCATTCTGTCGGGTTATCTTGACTCCCAATCCTAGTTTCCCTCCATGACATGCCCGGATAGGTCCCAACAATCAATGTTAATAGGCCGTATATGTTCATGATCTAATCCAGATACCTTCTCAGTTTTAAAAATGATACCGGACTTATATTCTCTTTTCCCTTAACCACTTTGGATAAGTGGCCGAATGAATGGCCCGTGATTTTTCCAACCCGGCGATAGCTACCATATCTTTTCACTAGTGCCTTAATCAGCATGGGACCGCCCTTTTTTAACTGGCGTTTTATATCCTTTTCTTTTTCCAAAAAATCCAACAGGGTTTCTCTGAATGACTCCATGGTCAACTCTTCCATTTAACATTTTTACGTCTAACTTCCGGCGGCGTTCTTTCCTCTTCTCTTTTATCCTCAGTAATCCATGGAATGCCATCAAGGCGCTCAATAAAACCCCATGATTGTCGTTTTCCACATCTGGCACAGTCTCTAAAATGTATTGATGAAAACAAATGTACTTCCCCCATTCCCTTAGAATATTCCCAATCGTGGAAACCTAAGAAACATTTAAGGTTCATGGTTAATCCCTTTCTTTTCTGTTCGATGCCTGTCTGTTTATATCAGAAACCAAATGATGCAGTTTATATATTGGATCAGTTTCCAGTTTATACCCGTGATAAATCCCAAGAACAATACGGAAAGAGAGCATTAGAATAACAGGGGAAAAAACCCAGAACCAGGACCATTCAATATAATTAGTTAATTTTAAGACCATGAAAATAAGAACCAATATAACATCGATTCCAAATTTAATATTCATAATTAATCCCTTTCCGTTTTCCAGCCGTTGGCCAGTGCCCGGCGTTTTATCCAGGCTAGGCGGGTTTTTAAGGCGGTCTGGATTTTAACCTCTGGGAAATCATCGCCGTTAATAACAATATCCCGGCACAATCTCAACTCTTTAAACGTTCCCTCACAACAATCATTACTAACGTTTGCTCCCACTTCATGCGCCGTATTTCTTGTTGTTAATTTTAATGGGCATAAATGACAATAAATCCCTTGCGCTATATTGTTAATCTCATCTATCCCAACAGCATGGCATAGGTAGCAGCATTCGGTTGAACCGTATTTAAAATAGCGGTTCTTGAAGTGACAATTTACATTCCCTATAGTTTCCTGATAGGCATCAATGGTCAGGAATAGTGCCTCTTGGATTTCTTTTCTCTTGGCGGGTGTCATGATTCGATCCTTTCTATTACAACTATTAAATCTCTCCAGATTTGTTTTACCTCTTTAAATGTTTTCAAACCGCCAATGCTCAGGAAACAGTTAGAGCATTCCGCCCCCTTCTTTGAGGGTAGGGGCCTACCAGAAAAAGAGAATGGGGGTTTGGGAAATCGTTCTGTTACATGGGCCCGGCCGCCGCATTTAGGGCATTTGAGTTTAGTTGCCATGTTATACGTCTTTTAATTCATGCCAGTTGCCAAGTAACCCCTTTGCCCAATCACTACTGAATTCCTTTTCTGATTCTTCTCTCAGGTAATCTTTCACCTCTTCCAGACTGCCAAACTCCTGAGAATAACTTATGGCTAATTCTTTGACTAATTGTCTGACCTCTTCATCGGTTGCCTCTTCCCAAGAATCACAACCGCCACAGGAACCAAAAGAATCATTAATAATTACATATTTCCCATAAGGCATTTTGTAGATATAGCCAATGTATCCTTGATATTCATCTTGAATAAATGCCAAAACAACTTTAGCGCCCTGGAACAAAATGTTCATTACATCCTCATGGCCCCCCGCATATCTTGGGGCGCTCATAATCCCTTCCCAATTAAGGTAATTCAATAAGGCATTAGAAACTTTTGGATCGTTCATGTTCAATCCCTTCTGTCAGTGTTAAAATAATCCCTCAGATAAAGATCCATTTTACCAAAGGGTGGCAGGCGATTTCAAGGGGCGGTTTTCCGGCAACGGAAAGCCACAATAGGCTAAGTATTTCTTTCTTGAATTTGGCTATGCGATTCTTTAGAATGGTCCTACTTTGTTATTTCAAAATGTAATCATGAAACTTTGGCCGTGAATGATAATAAAAAAACCCTGTCTGGGGGCCCTGGTTCGCCAAAGTACCATCCTCCAGGTGGGGTTTTTAAATAACAAAATTTAGCAGAAGGGGCAAGGGTTTTAATGGTTTTGAAGGGTAGGGCAAAAAAGAGAAAATTAAAAGTTGGCCGTGGTTTAGGTTTTCTCTTGCTCCATAGAGCAATAAGAGAATCAAAGATCTGGAACCATCCCAATAAAAAAATTAGATACTTTTTCTTAGAGTTATTACTCGAGGCATCTTACAAAAACGAGACAAAGGATGTTGAGGGTAGAGGATATACTGTTGATTTAACCCCTGGACAGGCATTGATTTACACAAGGAAATTTTCAAAATATCTAGGTCACACAGACAGTAACACAGTGACTAGCCTAAAAACACTTAAAAAATTAGGGGTGATTAACACAGAGGGTCACGCACACTATACTATTGTAACAATAATAAATTGGCATAGTTATCAAAATTCAATATGGAAAGATAACACAGAGGGTCACACAGAGGGTCACACAGAGGGTCACACAGAGGGTCACACAGAGGGTCACACACACTATAGATCTAAAGAAGATAAAGAAGTAAAAGAAGGAAAAGAAGATAAAGAAGGTAAAGAAATAAAACAGGACTCCGCCGTTCCTGTTGCACATCCGAGTTTCTCTGATTTCTCCGATTTGAGAAAGTTAAAAAAAAAGGCCCTTATTCAATAAAGGCATTCAGTATATATAAGACAATTTCAGGAGGATAAACATGGTTGAATTTAATAATATTTTGGAACGCAAGAAGGGGTTGTTTTTTTGGTGGAAAAAACAGAGAGAGAAAGAAGAGGGGAAAATATTGTTTTCGAGATGGGATGAGCAATCAATAATTAAAATGATTCAGGAGGCGACCGATGAGGAAATTAAGGACCGGGCATTGAGGTTGTTTGGGAATGAAAAGTTTTCTAATAAATCCCCCGATAATCTACTAAATAACTGGAGCGCAATGCGACCGCCCCTTATCCGGGATCACGACACAACCTCAGAGGCATACCAAAGGGGAGAGGCATGGAGCCATGGCGATGAGGCGGCCAGCCAGAAAACCCACAACCCAAGGTTATAATCTAAGAAGGGATTAACATGCAGGATTACCAAATAGAACAGGGCATTAAATTTCTGGAGAATACCGGCCGCCAGATGTCCAATGGTGAGAAAATAGCATTCAGGAAAGATCATGCCGAATCTGATTATGATCTACTCATGTTGACTTTAGGAGATTTGGCAGAAAAACTTGATAAGAAGATGGCCAAGATCTCTCTGCCAGAGATTCGCGGGGCATATCAGGAGAAGTTTAAAAAGAAAGAATCCCCCCCAGGAAAGGCAGGAGACAAGAACAACAGGGGAGATCCAACTAAGGTTTCAAAGATATTCCGATTAGCCCGGGGATTACTTGAGGGCAACAGGGAGAGAAAGGTTAAACCCCGGATAACATTTGATGAGTATTGCAATTGGTGTTTGGCCGAGGCAAAGAAACGGGATCTGGGGTTCTCCGGTATTGCAGGGGAATCATGGTTTGGTGCCCTAGTTGAAAAATACAAACAGGTGGATGAGGAAACCCGGATCTTTGACCATATCAAGGTAAACAGGTTGATCGGGAAAGAACTAGAGAGGGCGGGGTAATGGGGAGATTTAAATTATTATTTGAATGGCGGGATCTATGGGTGGGAATGTTCATAAATACAGATAAAAAGTATTTATATATTTGCCTTTTACCCTGTTTGGTTATCAGGTTCTATTACGGAAAAATAGTATCTCGAAAAGGTTGTGATCAGTTTGTATTAAATGGCAACGTTGCCGACTACAAGTGGGGGCCGCCTCCGGACTGTGAAGGAGATGGCCACCACATGTGCCAGGAGTGTAAATACTATTTACAGGGGGATAAACCAAAATGAACTTCCAGACCAAAAGGTATTTGGGTATTGATCCCGGCAATACAACCGGGTGGGCATTGATAGAATTCTCGCCAGAGAAGATTTTAGATTATGGGATCGTTCCCGTGGTTACGGAATATGAAAACCATGGCGACCGAATCAATGATTTCTATAACCGCATGATTCAGATAATAAAAACGTGTGGGCCGGATTTTATGATTCAAGAATCCATGACAACCCAGGCGATGATAACTACTCATGAATCAATTCAATACCGGGCCATCTGTCATTTAGCGGCCGCCCATTCTGGGATTGCCTCCCATGAGATCAACCCCATGACGGTTAAGGCCTTCATGGGCTCTGGCAGGTTAACGAAAACCCAGGTTAGAAAGGCGGTTTCCCGAGTATTTAATATCACCCTAAAAGATATTGACGTTGCGGATGCGGCGGCGGTCGCCCTGGCCAAGATCCCAGAGTTGCACTATGATAAATTGCGGGGATTAAATTTAGCTGATAAGTGCCGGTTCATTCTCGGGGCCGTTACCCTGTTGAAAATAAAGGGTAATACCCAGGGAAAGAAGGGCGGAAAAGTACCAAAAGACGGTATGACCTTGAAAGAGGCCATGACCCTAACAAATACCAAACATAAACGGGGCCGGGGAAGGCCAAGAAAGGCGGGATTGATCCATGGTTGAGCTAAAGGAATCAAAGAGAGTACCAGGAATAGGGCTAAAAGAGGTTGACGAAAAGGCCTTTAAGGGAATTATGGATAGGGTTTATACCGGAAAGTTTGTGGAAATACCGGATGCAATAACAGGGTTTCCAATGCAGTTAAGGGTTTATCATCCGGAAACCTTGAGCGATATTAAACGGAAGATATCATTCAAGAATTCCGAGTATGTTATTAAAACAGATGGTATCTGTGAGGGGGAGGCGGTTAAAGAAACCAATCCCATGCCATGCCAGAGAACAGCCCTAAGATTAATGGCGGAAATGGCGGCCCAGGAGAGAAAGGTAAAAGAGGAAAAGACTAGGGAGGAATCAAAAAAGAAGGATAACGAAAAGGGCATCATTGATGTTATGGCCAAGTTGGAAGGAATCTAGCTATGCCCAGAAAAATTTTGTGTGAAAGTTGCAGAACGTTGGGCAAAAATGTTAGTATGGATCTACTTGGGACATACGAACCGAGTAAGAACCGGCAACGGTTGGGCAGTAAAAAGAGAATGAGATTTTATTCTTGCCCAGAATGTAAACACTATAAACGAATAGAAGGGAATTTTAAGAATGAAAGATCAAGGGAACTTGTCGGGGCAGGATAGAAAAAAAGATTATGAATTAGAAGGCCCGGAACTAATGCAAAGATTAAAAGAATTAGGGATTAAACCATTGCCGGGTTCCGTGGCAGACATGGCCAATAGGGAAACCCTTAGAGATCGGTTTGCCATGGCGGCATTGACCGGGTTTTGTGCTAATCCTACAGTTATGGAAACAATAGCAAAAAATCATCCGGACACAAAAGAGGGCTATAGGATTTTGGTAAAATGCTCTTTCACCATGGCCGATATTGCGGTAAATGAAATGGGGCCAAGGTAAATGCATTTAGTAGGACCGCCAGCCCCGCCGCCCCCTCTTCCCCTTCCGCCGGTTCCCCCGTGGTTGACGGTAAACCAGAAAAGGGCAATCATGGGGTTGGCCCCAATCAAAGATCCGGCCCCGTTCAAAGATCCGGCAGACATCGCCAGAGACACCAAACCCCCCGAGCCCATTAAACCCAGGATTAAGAACAGGATCAAACCAAGGCATTATTACGAAAAGGATTTGGGTTCTGGTTATGAAAAATGAGGATTTTATTAATGCCGCGACAAAGATCCTGATGGACAACGTATTAAAAAAGTATGTGAACAAAAGAATGACCAATGAAACCATACGACACATGAGAAATGATGTAGTGAATCACTTGGCAGAAAACATACAGCATGATTTCACAGTAGATGAATGCAAACAAATAGGAGATAGATTTGTAATAAGTTTCAGAGAAAAAATATATCTAAAGAAAGGGATTAACAATGAAAATAGTTAGGTTGACGATTGAGAATTTTCTTAGGTTAAACGTTGTTGAGATTGAGCCCACAACTAACACGGTGATTATCAAGGGCAAGAACGCCCAGGGGAAAACCTCTATCCTTGAGGCCCTGTTTTGTGCCCTGGGTGGAACCCGTGTCCAGCCCAAGGAACCGATCCGCCGGGGCCAGAAAAAGGCCAGGGTTGAATTAGACTTGGGGGAGATCCTGGTTACCCGTACATGGTCCGGCAAGGGTTCCTACCTCCGGATTGAGAATAAAAAGGGGGAGGTCCAGAAATCCCCACAGGAGTTATTGAATTCTCTTTTCAATGCGGTTACCTATGATCCGTCAACGTTTGTTGCCGCCCCCGCAAAGGAACAGAGGGAGACGATATTAACCCTAGCTGATATCAAAGATGAGTTAGGGGTTCATGATGCCCGAATAGACGAATCCAAACAGGCCCGGCGGGATATCAACCGGGATTACAAGGCGGTTGAAACCAAGTTGGGCCGGGAGCCCCTGGGAAAAGAGATAAAGAAATTAGAGGCCGGGGAATTGTTTAAAGAGTTGCAGGCCGGGGAGGCGATTAACCGGGAGCTATCGAAATACAAATCAGATCTTGGCGAAAAAGAAACTAAGGCAAAGGAAATATCAGACGATATAGTTATTTTGTATGACGACATAGAAAAGAAAAAACAACAACTAGAACAGGTTGAAGAGGAAATAGCGACCGCCAAGGTTAAATTAAAGAAAATAAAACCAGTTGATACCGCCCCCATACAGAACAAAATAACGGGAATAGAGGGCCACAATGAACAGGCCGTTAAATGGCAGGGCAGGAAAGAACTAAAAGACGAATTAAACGATCTCAGGTTGTTACTAAAAAAAGAAGATAAAGAAATAGATCTCCATGAGACATGCAAGAACGAGTTAATGACCAGTGCCGCCTTTCCCCTGGAGGGCCTATCGGTTGATGAGAACGGGGTAACCTACCAGGGAACGCCGTTCGGCCAGTGTTCAGATGCGGAAAAGATTAAGATCTCAATGGCCATAGCCATTAAACTTAATCCCAAGATTAAAGTTATCAGGATAAAGAACGCCGCCTTTCTCGATGAAAATAACTTCCGGGCAATAAAAGAAATTGCAGACGAAAACGATTATCAGGTATGGGTAGAGGTTATTAACGATGCGACAGATAAAGGCGGTCCTCCCGCTATGAAAGTTGAGATCTCAGAGGGGGAGATCGCCAGTATTGAGGAACCCGAGGGGGTGGGCAAGTGAGTGACGATTGCCCAAAATGTAACGCTCCATTGTTGCCACATGGTATATGTTGGAATTGCAATCCTCCCCCCTGGGGGCCTAATGGGGAAAGGCCCGTTGCCCCCCCTCTAGTACCAGAAGAGAAACCCAAGGAAGTGAACAGAACCAAAGAAATAATAATTAGAGTTTTAAACAATTCTAAAAGTATGCTGAGAAAGTCTGTAATATGGTTGGATAAAAAAGATCCGGTGATAAGGGGTATTTGTTATGAGGTAGAAATGGAAATAGACGAAATAGACAGACTGTTGAAAATACTAAATAATCCCCAGGGGTGGGTAAATTGAGAGCATTAAAAAGAACAGCAGTTGGCAGAAAGGTTAAGATAGCAAGGCCAGAAAGTATTGATCCCGAATGTAACCGGGCATGTAAAGGCAGGATCGGAACAATAGAATATGCCGATGAATCTGAAAGGCCATTGCGTATTGGATTTAAAAATGATGTTAAAAAATGTAGTATTGGAAATAGTGATTATTGTTATTTTTCATGGGATGAAATTGACGAAGTTAAGAAGGGGAAACAATGACAACAGATAAATCTAAACCCGGTTGTACCTGGGTTAAAAAGAAAACTGGTAACCAATGCAAGAACCGCCCCGCTAATCAGGTGTGGATTGTGGGAACCCGGCGACCGGGGAAGAGGATCTATTTATGCAAGGCCCATTCCAATATCGTTTCCCGGGAAAAGAAACTCAGGAATCCCAAGTTTAGAAACTGGAAACGCCCAGCCCCCCAGAGAAAAAAACCCGTAACCCGGAACAGGATGGCCCACAATGTCCCTTTTTAGTCAGATGCCCTATGAAAAGAAGTTAAAGACGGTAATAAAATTACTGGAAGATCTGAAAATGGAGGGGCCCCTAATGCCCGGGAATATCCCCTGTTGTCTGGATTACACGGCCATTCTAAAGACCATGGAATATATCCGGTTAGCGATTATCCAGAAGGAAAGGTTAAGGGCCCACATGCAATCAAACGTCATAGAGTATCTGAGGGCGGCGATAGATACCAAGACCGGGGAGGTAATTGATTCGGTTATCCTGGAATCCCTGGATCAGACCATGGAGAAACTAAAGGGCATGGAGAACAAACCATTACAATCTTGGCGGAAACCATGGAAGAACAGATAAATAAAACGGCAAGGTCTAATAACACGATCATCCCCTCCAGGATGAACGGTCCCAGGGGGGCGAGTTGCCCCCCGCCTTGCCCTAAATCTATATTTATTAAAACTCAGGAAGAGGCGGATCGGGAATTTGGCGGTAAATCAGAATGGGCAGACAAAATGGAAACTCTAAAAGGCGGCCCGAGTTTTCAGGATATACCAAACGATATTAGGCCATGCCCAAAATATTCCTATGGGGAAACGTGGTTGTCCGATGAATTCATGAAAGAATATAGGGAGTTGGAAAGAATAGAGAAATGGAGATATGAACATTGTGTTTTGGGAAACTGGAAGGGAGTTAACATGGAAGAGGAAAAGATAACCTTTGGTTGGTATGCCGGATTCGGATTACTTGTGGTAGTTGTGGCCGGTATTAACTTTGTAATCTGGTATCCGTTAATGAAATATGTTTGGGACTATTACGATAAATAGAAGGGATTGAAAATGAAAAAAGACAAGGAAAAAATCATACAAAGTATTAATCAGAATCGGGTAGCCAAGGCGGCAAAAAGAAATAAAAAAAAGGCGGCCAGTATAAAAAGAAGAAAAGAAAACGCCCTGAAGTGGGCAAGGCAGACCGCAATATGACAATAGCAATTAATATTTACATTGGGATCGGTGTATTGTTCTGGACAATTGCAAATGTAATAATTATCCATCACGGCGGAAATGATAGATACTGGATAGCCACAATTCCTATTATTGTTTTGTGGCCCCTGCTATTTGTCCTTGCCATTCGTCAATCAAACCAGGATATTAGAGAACATGAAAGACGGGGAGCAAGTACCCCAAGAGGGGATAATTGATTGGCTAACGGCGGCCGTTATCATAATTTATTTGGTTGCAGTCTGTATTGTTTGGGCGATAGAATAGGCGATCATGCCCAAGAGATTAAAGATTCAGATTAATGGGAGTTATTATATCCGGTGGCGGTGTGACACATGCAATTACATTTATGAAACCAGGGCAAAGGCCGTATCATGTGAGGATGGCCACCTATCAAAAGAAGGGATAGAAAATGAAGGGAAAGAAGGGAAATAAAGAAATTGTTCCCATGTGTCCGGTATGCGGAAGTTTTGATCAGGAGTTGGCTATCTGCTACAAGTGCGGGGTTGAGGGTTGCGCCCAATGTGTGAAGGTCTATGGTGAGGGCAAATGGATAAAAGATTATTGCGGAAAATGCGCCCAGGATTTGATTAAGTTTCGTTGATTTGCTACAATTAGTTTTTAAAAACTGAGGGGAAATAGAATGAATTTAGAAGGGATAGAAGGGAAGTTTGATATTGTTTTGGCCGATCCGCCCTGGAGCTACAACGATAAATCAAAATCACATGGGGGCGGGGCGGAATCCCATTACCCTTGCATGGGGGTTGAGGATATCTGTAACCTTCCTGTTGCCTCCCTGGCGGCCGAGAATTCGGTTTTACTATGTTGGGTTACAATGCCCCTATTAGCGGAAGGATTGGCCGTTATCAAGGCCTGGGGGTATACCTACAAGACAAACGCCTTTACCTGGATTAAGACTTATCCCGGGGGCGGGTTCCGCCTCTTCATGGGCATGGGCAGATATACCCGGGCCAATGCTGAATTGTGTTTGCTGGCAACCCGGGGGAAGGGACTTCCCCGGCAGAATGCCGGGATTCATCAGGTTCATTTACACCCGGTCCTAGACCATTCAGCCAAACCGCATTTGTTCCGGGAATTGATTGATAAACTATTCGGAACCCAGACCCGTAAGATAGAGTTGTTTTCCCGGAAGAGGGTTCCCGGTTGGGAGGTATGGGGTAATCAGGTAGACAGGGACGATAAACAAGGCGCATTATTTCAATAGAAAGGGATAACATGGACAATGAAACGATTGAAAAAGACAGGACCGAGGCCAAGGTATACGACAAGATCGAACAGGAGATCAGGTGGGAGTATGGGAGTTTTATTGAGGCATTCATAGAAAAATACAATGACAAGATCGGGCATTTGGCCGCCCATAAAATGATTCTGGATATGCCAGAGATGCTAAAGAAAAATGACATACCAGCCGGGGAGTTAGAGGTACATCATGCCGAAATGTATTTAGAACAACTCATGAAAGAGGATTGGGTTATTCAGCGGTTCATATCTCATCTCCTATGGAATGAGGACAAGAGGAAAGAGCTAATCAAAAGGATTAACGAGGATGTTAGTTTTAAGGTAAAAATAGTAACGTCTTAGAAAGGGAGATCATGGAAGAAACAACCGATCCGATTAAGAGTATATTAGTATATAAAACCATCGGTGGTGATAGAGTTTTGTTAACGAAACTGGAGGGCCCTTTCTCTGATATAGAAATGATCGTTGATATACCCATTGTGGAAATAGATAATAAATATAATAGCCATGGGGAAATAGCCATAGGCCGCTGGAACCTACCAATTATAAACGCCCTTAGTAGCTCAACCCATGGATATCTTAACGCCCTAAAAAATAGTATTAAACTTATAGAGGATTATGTAAAATCCAAAACTCAAACGGAAGGAACGTAACATGGTCGAAATGGAAGAAACTAAACCAGGAACCGAAACCAAAAAAGAAGAGGTAAGAGAAGAGGCCAGCCCAGAGGAAAAAAACTTTGATCTGACTAAGAGGATCGAAGATCTGGACATGGATTATAATACTCTTTGTGTTCAGAAGGTAACCGATCCGGAAATGGTTACCAAGATTATCCGGGCAAAGGTTGACGTTACCGCCGCCCAGATTCAATTAAGGCATCTCCAGGTTGCGTTTATCAACCACAACGATGCCCAGAAACAAAAGGCTATGCAAATGGCTATGATGGCCCAACAGCAGGCCGCCAGAGCTAAAGGCCCCAAGGTAACCACAGGCCCCTTGCCCAAGGTGAAAGACCAGAAGGCCGCCGCCCCTATCCCCGGTCCCGGACATGCTCCCATACAGGATAAAAAAGAAGAACCCAGGCCAGAGACTCCGGTTCCACAACCGCAACCCAGAAAGAAAACAGAGCCCAAGGCAGAAACCGCACCAGTAAAATAGATACGACTTGTCCGTTGTAATACCTCCGGCCCCGGAAATCGTCTGTTTCGGGGCCCTTTTTATTGTTATAATAGACCTTTGAGAAGTTTTCCTGATACGGGGCCCCCATTATTTTCCCTCAGAGAATAAAACGGGGGCCTTTATTTTTATTTTATAATTCCTTAACCTCTGCTATCTTATATTCAAAAGAAGGGAATAAAAAAACAATCTCCAGAAAACAAAGGGGTAAGGGAAATGGGAAAACATCGGACGCAATATAAAAAGGCCATGGATACAAAGATATCCGCCGCCATGCATCTAAAGGGTTATCAATTAAAAGAAATCGGCAAGGAATTAGGCAATAAAGTTTCCATGGTATTTGCTGACTTGAGAAGGGCCAAGGCGGAATGGCGGGAAGAGTACCTAACGGATATCAAGGAATCAATGCTAAAACAGTTGAAAGAGTTGGACGTATTGAAACAGGAAATGTGGGAGGCCTGGGAGAAATCAAAACAAGATAAAGATATCGTTATCTCCGGTGGTAAGAGTGGGGATTATACTAAGACCGTTGAATCAGACGGTAACCCCGCCTTTGCTAGTCAGATTGATCGTATCATTGAAAGAAAATGTAAGATACTAGGGTTGGATGCTCCCCAGAAACTTAATATTTCTGGTGAGGTTATTGGTATCAAGAGAAAGGTTAATCTCCCCGAGGGTGTGAAGGCCGAAGATTTTAATTAACCATGGCTGATCCAATTGAAATGGACGGCCTCCGGGATGCCGTAGCCCCCGTTTATTGGCCCTTTATGTTTGATAGAAACAGGTATGCTACCTTGTACGGCGGGGCCGGTTCCGGTAAATCCCATGCGGCCTGCCAGAAGATGCTAACCCGGATACTCGCCGGATATGAGACAGAGATTAAACACAAGTTTCTAGTCTTGCGTAAAACCCAACCGGCAGTTAGGAAATCAACCTTTGCCCTGGCCAAAAACTACCGGAGAGAATGGGGTTTACAATCTATTTCCAAGGTTAAGAAACAAGAGTTGCTAATTGACTTTGACAATGGTTCTCAGATTATGTTTTCCGGCCTTGACGATCCGGAGAAGATTAAATCAATTGAGGGTGTAACCGGGATATGGTTGGAAGAGGCAACGGAATTTACCTTTGAGGATTACTTGCAATGCGACATGAGGTTGAGGGGCCCCTTTGATTCTTATTATCAGATCATGATGACCTTCAACCCCTCGGAAGATTTTTGGGCCAAGGATGAATTCATTAAGAAGGTAAACCCCGATGCCTCAGTATTGAAAACAACCTATGAGGATAACCCTTTCTTGGATGAGAAATACAAAGAGGTATTGGAGAACCTCAGATACAAAGACGAAATGACCTGGAAGATTTACGCCAAGGGCGAATGGGGAGAACTCAAACACAAGATATATGATAAGTGGGTAATCAAAGAGGTATCCCGCGATCCAGAGGATTATAAAAAGATCTTCTATGGACTAGACTTTGGGTTTGTTGAACCGGCCGCCTGGATCAAGATGGGTTGGAAAGACGGGGAGTTATATATACTCGATGAAATCTATACTGAGAGAAAGACCAACGATCAGTTATCCAAGATGGCCTATGAAGGAGGTTTCATGGAACCCAACGGATTGACAATAGCTGACTCAGCGGAACCAAAAAGTATTGAAGAAATCAAAGATCAAAGGTTTAATATCCGTGGGGCCATAAAAGGGGCCGACTCTGTTAACTACGGAAACAATTGGTTGAGGGGAATTAAATGGTATATACACCCAGAATGCGTTAACGTGATAAAAGAAATTAAAAAATATCGCAATAAAACAGATAGGGCCGGAAACGTGTTAGAGGAACCGATTGATTATGACGATCACTCTATGGCGGCTATTAGATATGGAACAGAAATTTTCAGGCCAGCTAAGAAACCCGGGCAGAAAAGGGTTAGGGCATGGTAACCAAAGGGGGCATCCATGGGTATATGGGGGCGACTTGTAAATAGACTTGTTGGTGGGACCAAATCAAATGTAACAGCCATATTAAACGCCGGGAGTAATTTAGGCCGGGCATTGTGGACTCCCACAAATTACACCAAGTTATCAGAAGAGGGATACGAAAAATGTATTGTTGCCTTCCGTTGCATTAACGAGATCGCATCAGCGGTATCAACTGTTCCCTGGTATTTGTATGAGGTAGCAAGGGACGGGACAAGGAAAGAGGTATTGAATCCAGACGATCCGATAAAGAAACTTTTAGATCGCCCCAATCCTAATCAGGGATGGCCAGCATTCATCGCAGAGACAATCAGTTATCTTTTGATATCGGGCAATAATTATACCAATGCCCAGGGGGCAGATACCGGGACTAACCAGGGCATACCAGTTGAACTATATAACCAGCGACCAGATTATATGAATATCGTGCCCGGTCCCTTTGGGATATCACGCTATGAATACAGCGCGGGGGGGAGTAGCGATAAAATTAAATGGGAGGTTACCCAACCCTCTGGGGAATCCATGATGAAACATCTCAAGTTGTGGCATCCAACGAATTCCTATTATGGGTTATCACCAATGCAGGCGGCCGCTAGAAACATTGACATCTACAACTCAATCAATACATGGTCAAAGAAACTCCTGGACAATGACGCTAGGCCAGCGGGTTATCTGACAACGGAAGGGGAGCTAGAAGAGGAACAACGGGAAACCCTACAAAAAGAATTAGAAGAACGATATCAGGGGGCCATGAATGCAGGGCGGCCCCTTGTCCTTGAGGGCGGCCTGAAATTCTTTGCTCAATCAATCAGCCCCAAAGATCTGGATTGGTTGAATGGACTTGATGCCCAATCCCGGTTTATTGCAACTGCCTACCGGGTGCCTGCCCAGGTGGTAGGAATCAAGGGGGAAAATACTTATTCTAATATGGAATTAGCATGGCAGGCATTATGGGAGAATCCAGTAATATTTTATTTGAATATAATCAGATCAGAATATAACCATTGGTTGTTACCTAAATTCCGCCGGGGTAATCTGGTTATGGATTATGATCTATCCGGGGTTCCCGCCCTGGCCGGTCGCCGTGATACCTCTTGGATAAGGGCCCAGACCTCAAGTTTTCTTAGCATTAATGAGAAACGGGAGCTGGCGGGTTATGATTCCGTTGTTGGTGGCGATCTGATACTCATTCCAGCCGGGGTTATCCCTCTTGAGTTGGCGGGGGAGGTTGACATAGAGGCAGAGACAGCGGCCAAGAACGCCCGGGCAGGCGGGGAAAAAGGATTAATTGAATTCGAGAAAATGTTAAGACTGCCATTAGAAACCAATGTTAAATCTAACTAGCCTGTTTGAGAAACGGAAGATGGTAACCCGGATTAACCGGGCTAATGCCAAGTTTGAGAAGGCGGCGATCAAACCCTATGCCAGATTGATTAGCAAACAGTCTAATCTAGCCGCTAGTGCCTACGAGGAAACAGGAGATCTAAACGAGGCACTAGATATCATTGATACTGTAAATGAACAGTGGGAGGAAACCGCCATTGCCCTATTTAAGAAAACCGCCATGTTCAATGCCCAATGGCTATTTGAAGAATACAACGATGCTAGGAAAGGGGTATTGACGGGCATATTCCGGAAGGGTGCGGAAACAATCTTTGAAGAAAACCTAGAGGAGTTTGTAGCACTATGGGCGGCTAATGAGGTTGTTGAAATCGTCAATACAACCAAGTTAAAGATCCGCAGGGTGGTCATGAGGGGATTACAAGAGGGTTTGAATCCTAGACAGATCGCGGAAAAGATCAAGGATACCATAGGGGATCTCCCTGTATCTGTCAGAGTTGGCGACCGCCGGATCTCCCGGGTGATAACCGCGAGGAACAGGGCTCAGATGATAGCCCGAACAGAGGTTCACAATGCCCAGAACTACGGCAACGAACAGGCGGCCATAGCAACGGGTGGGAACTTTCTAAAGGAATGGGTGACTGCCAGTGACGACAGGGTAAGAGATAGCCACCTTGCGGCGGAATCACGCTACTCTGATAGCGGCATTCCCCTAGCAGATCTTTACCAAGTGGGGAGGGTAAAATTACTCTATCCCGGTGATCCAAATGCAACGGGGGAGAATGTGGCTAGTGAAATTATCAACTGTAGATGTTTTAGTATTAAAACTTTAGTTGACTAAAAAAAAAACCGTATATATCATTAAGACCATAAAGGGGGCGCAAATGCTAAAAAAAGATTATTCGCCAGATATCATCGAATGTACTTTTGAATTAAAGGAATCTGATATCAGCGAGGATGGATCGTTTAAGGGGTACGGTTCTATATTCGGCAATAGAGATCTTGTCGGTGATGTTGTAAACAAGGGAGCATTTAAAGAATCCATAAAAAGAAAAGGGCCCAGAGGCATTAGGATGTTGTGGCAACATAACGTTTCAAATCCAATTGGATACTATACCGATGTACATGAAGATAAAAAGGGCCTCTATGTTGAGGGCCAATTGATTCTTGATACTATCAAGACTATCAAAACTGATGAAGATGAATCCGTTGACACCGGAGTTCCAAACGTGCCGGATGCCTTTAGGGTTCATGCCCTAATGAAAAGAAAGGCTATAGGGGGATTGTCCATTGGTTATTTCATAAAGAATTATGAAAAGGATGTTGAATGGGATTCGGATAAGGGAATACGGTATCTCAACAAACTTGATTTGTGGGAAATATCCCCGGTTACTTTTCCGGCTAATACCCGGGCAAAGATAACCAGGGTTAAAGATGCTGGTATATTTGAGGCCAAGACCCCCAGAGAATTGGAATTTGCCTTGCGGGAGGCAGGCATAGCCAAGAGAATGGCGACTTGGTTGTCTAACCGGCATGACTTCAACGGACGGGATGTCCGGGGAGCAAAGGAAATATTGTTATCAATTAGAAACGCAAGAAAACGATTGGAGGAAATTTAAGATGAAAAAACGCATTACCAATTTACCCCCCCGCTATGAAGTGAAAGATGCAGGGGAACAGCAGGACGATGTTGAAAATGAAGTAACCGATGAGATGAAAGAGTATGGCAAAGACGTTAATAAAAAGTTTGAATCTTTCAAGGGCGAATGGGAGGCATACAAGACTACCAACGATGAGGCCCAGAAAACGGGTATGGATTCCATGATGAAAGAGAAGATGGCGAAACAGGAAACCGCCGTTCTCGCCAAGGTCCAGCAGTTACAGGACGATGCCGCCAAAAGGGTAGATAGTATTGAAACTGCCATGAACCGGGTGCCCGGGGAAGTGAGTAAAGAGGCGGGAGAACTTGGTGCAAAGGCCGCCGAGTTTTTCACGACTTCTAAATCCGTCATGGATCGCCTTCAGTTAGATTCGGACGTTGCCGGATTTAAAGGCGAAGATTACGCCCAATATTGCAAGTCTTACGATCTGTTTCTCCGCAAAGGCAAAGAGAACGTGGAACCAGAAGATAAGAAATTCTTGTCCGTTGGTGTTGGCCCCGATGGTGGGTATGTTTGCCCCGTGGAAATGTCCGATCAGATTATGGAACGGCGCTATGAATCGTCCCCTCTCAGAAGGTTGTCAGAAGTTATTACCATTGGTAGTAAACAGTTTGAGGAACCGACCGAGGATGCAGAATTTGAGGCATTGTATGCTAATGAAATTTCCGCCCGGACAGAAACCGAGGCAGGCAAATTTGGCAAACTGACTATTCCCGTTCATGAATGCTATGCCTTCCCCAAGGTAACCAGCCAATTTCTGGAAGATGCCAGCATCAATGTTTCTGCCTATGTTGGCCGGAAACTTGGAGAACGTTTCGCCCGTAAAGAGGCAGTTTCTTTTATTACTGGCGATGGAAATACCAAACCAATCGGGATTCTTGGCCTTCCGGCAGGAACCGAATATGGGAAACAGGTTGAACAAATTCTCACCGGCGATGATGACGGCGCAACCTATGAGGGCCTTGTGGATATTCAGACCGGCCTTGAAGATTTCTTTCACAGTAACGCCAGTTGGTTGATGCAGAGAATGGGACTAAGGGCCGTTTTTAAAATCAAAGATGAGGCAGGCAATTACATTTTTCAGCCCGAGTTGAAGGCCCGTGGCATTGCCATTGCTACCGTTTTAGGGTATCCCATGAATCTTGCCGCCGCCATGCCAGCCCCCGCCGTTGACCAGTTGGCATTTGCCTTTGGCGATTGGCAACAGGCCTATAAGATTGTGGATCGCAGGGGAATTACCGTTCTCCAGAATCCCTACAAGGCATTCCCTTATATTCTCTTTCAGGCCACCATGCGTCATGGTGCCGCTCCCCAGAGAACCAATGCCTACAAAATCGGCAAATGCGGAAGTTAATTGATTATCCTGTAGCGGGTGATGGAGGGGGCCCTTGCCCCTCCCAATCCCGACCTTTGACAATTAAAAAGAAACCAAAAAAGAAACGGAGTAAATGAAATGGATATTGTTAACGACATTAAATTTATAAACTTTTTCCCCGCCCAGGTGGTGGCTGGTTCCCTTGTAGTGGGAACCCCTGTTGATATTTCTCAGTATGGATCTCCGGCCGTTAATGTTAATGTTGGCGTTCCAGGGATTACCCTTTCCGCCGTGAATCGGTTTGATCTGATTCTGGAACATGCCCCAGACAGTGATGGCGTTCCCGGTGTCTGGGAATTCGTACCTGATGAATATTTGTTCGGTCAGGAATCCGAAGTTAACAGCGGGGTATGGGCAAGTCTCATAGATAACGCCCAGGGCTCCAAAGTTTATTTGGTCCAATATCGTGGCAGTAACGCATGGTTGCGCCTTTCTGTTGAAGGTGTTGGAACCCATTCTACTGGGACCGCATTTGCCGGTGATATGGCATTGGGTGGAAACTTCCGGTTACCTGTCTCTAACGACTAAACACTTAGTCTGATTAATGGGCGGGGGGTATCCTTGGCTCCCCGCCTATATTCTTGAAGGGATGATAATGAAAATTAAAATGAATAAAACTCGACTCGGTTCTATCAATGGTATTAATGCGGCAGTCTACAAGAAGAATAGAGAATATACCGTAGGGACAGACATTACAGAAACCGTAGCAAAATCTTTTATTAAAAAGGAACATGCCGAAATGTTAACAGAAAAAGAGGAAACCCCAGAGATTCAGGAAACCGAGGAACAACCAAAGAAAAAGGATAAGAAATGGCCGAAGAAATCAGAGGCTAAAATGCTATCCGAAACCCTGGAGAACAAGGCCCTTGGTGGGCAGGATAATAAATAATGCTAACAGGTAGATCTATTCCCCTGGAATTCAAAAGGAAACAGGTAACCGTTGTTGAGGATTCGGGAGTTGAACCCATTACCCTAGAAGAATTAAAGATAGCGGCCAGGATAGATACCGTTGAAGAAAACGAATATTTAGAATCAGTCATAAAGGCCACAAGGTTAACCTGTGAAAAATGGCTAGGTAGAACATTGATAGAAAAGACCCTCCGGTTAACCATGTCTCTATGGGAACAACCCATGGCATTACCAAAGGCCCCCGCTATATCTATAACCAGTATTAAAACGCTAGATGATTACGGGGCAGGAACCCTGATCGATCCCTCAGAATATTATCTTTCAGAGAATAAAGATCCAGGTTTTATCTATACTCCAGGATCCGCCCCGACCGGTGGCAGGGCTCACATGGGAATAGAGGTTATCTATAAGGCCGGGTATGGACCGGAGCCCGAGGATGTCCCCTCCCCCTTGAGGCAGGCAATTCTATTATGGTCAACTGATATTTACGAGAACAGAATACCAGCCCAGGGCGCATCGGTTACCCTTGCCCTAGAGGTAATACCGTCTAACGTTAAACGTCTGTTGTCACAATTCCGGGTTATGAAATTATGACCGTATTGGTTAACAAACTTAGGAACCGGGTAAGGATTGAATCAGTTGAGCAGGTTCCCCGCATGGATGGGAATTTTGATCGCCAATATAATTTCATCGCCAGGGTGTGGGCCGCCGTTGCCAACACTGGCAGGGGTAATATGTACGTTGGTGGTAAGGATACCGAAGAGGTGGCATCTCACAAGATAACGATCCGTTTCATGAGGGGCCTACATAAAGATTTATTTATTTCTATGGTAAGAGAGCAACGGGAGTTTACAGAGGAATTTAATTATGATTTCAATGGGCCCCTTATGAGGCGGTTTAGGATTCACAAGATAAAAAATGTTGGTGAAAGAAACGAGTATTTAGAGATAATGGTCGAAGAAATAGAAAGAAACTTTGACAAGGGAGCATATCATGATAACTGAAAAAATATTAGGTGGTCCTAATCAGTGGTCCGATGAGGTGGGAATATTTGGTAAGTTTACTCTTACCATTTGGGGCAATCCGGATCCGGAAGATCTATGGAGTGCAACAGTAACCGTTCAAAGGTGGAACAGTGTTGATGAACGTTGGGAGGACACCCAGGACTTTACCGCCGTTGGCCTTTACAATGGCCTAGAAGTTGTGCAATCCCGGAAAGTAAGGTACCGGGTTGGCATCAAGGCCGGTAACTGGACCTCCGGATCTCTGAAAGTAAAACTGGAACAGTGACATGATTCTAAGGGTTACCAATACTGATCTTGATTCCTTTGTAGACAAGTTAAGAAACCTATCTATAGGACAACTACAAAGGGTAAGGAAGGTGTTGAAAACCGAGGCAGTTGTTTTGATCGGGGATGCCCAACGGTCGATGGCTAAGACCAAGAAAAATAAAACAGGAAGAAGGGTAACCCAGGCAAAACGTAATTTAAAAGGTAAGATAGTTAAGAGGGGAATAAAACATTACCCCTCACTAAAGGGTTTCCCCCCTTCAATTGACACGGGCAACCTAGCCAATTCGTTGCAGACAGACGAAAGGCCTCTGACAATCGTTGTCGGAACCAATGTAAAGTATGCCCCCTGGTTAGAAAAGGGAACGAGGCACATGGAAGAACGGCCATTTTTAGGACCAGCATTAAAACGGGCAACTCCTAAAATCATTAAGAAACTAGAGAAGATTGTAGGGGAGTAATGAACATACCGGAGCTAATCCAGAAAATAAAGGTAACCCAACTGGAATTAGATGGGCAGTTTGTCCAGAGGAAAAAAGATGAAAATGATAATCTAGTTAGTACTGGAAAAGTAATGGTCGCCGGTGCCGCCGAGTTTGAATCGGCCAAGGAAAACACCTTCTTTCCAAATACCGCCTATCTGTTGTGGTTGGACGAATTGACCATAGCCGAGAATAACGAGGATGCCAGTATTAATATTATCCTCAGAAATGAATATGCTGTTATCGCCTGCCTTGATAATCGGTCAGATAAACGGGGGCAGACAGCCGTTGAATTAGTAGATAAAGTTAGAAGTGAATTGTTGAAGGCATTATTGAATTACAAACCAACGGGCGCAATTAAACCTATGGAGTATGACGGGGCGAGGGTGATCGACCAGAACCCCGCCTTTATGTGGATTCAGTTTGATTTCTTTGCTGAAACTAATATTGACGAAACAGACGGATCTGATATAACACATTCAGACGAATTCCTAAGAGTATATGGGGTAGGTGACGAACCAATGATAAAACCAGTTGATCCAGTTGACGCTAATCTCGATATAAAAATAGACGTTAGGGAATAGGGGGTATCATGCCAGAGAGAATCAAGGTTAAACCGGCCCGGAAAGGTTTACTTGTCCGAATGGTCAAGGATAGGACCGTATTAAGGCGGTACTTAAAAGAAGAGGGGGAAGAGGTAAACAACTCCCTTTACTGGCGGAAACGGATCAAGGTTGGGGATGTTGTCTTAGTATCTGAAATTAAAAAACCAATACCCGAAACGGAAGGGGGCGAATAATGGCCGAGAATATTACCTTTTTACAGATCAACCCAGATATCAGGGTTCCGGGAACCCGGGTAGAAATCGACAATACCGATGCTATCCCCGGCCTTCTGGCATTGCGCCAGAGAATGATTTTGATTGGGCAAAGGCTATCAACCGGAACAGTAGCGGAAAAGGTTCTTACTCCCGTTAGGTCTAAAGAAGAGGGGGAGGTATTTTTTGGAACCGGATCAATGCTGGCCCGGATGGTTGAGAAGGCCCTAAAGGCGAATAACAAAACAGAGTTGTATTGTGTCTCTCTGGACGATCACGCCTCCGGGGTGTTGGCAACCGGAGAAATTGCGGTAACCGGATCGGTATCAAAAAAGGGGGCAGTTTATCTCTACATTGCAGGCCGCCGTTTTATCGTTCCAGTATTCAAGAATGATACTAATTCCGAGGTTGGCGATGCCATAGAGGCGGCTATCAATGAGGATGTCACCTTGCCAGTAACCGCCAGTAATGCCGCCGGTGACGTTACCATAACCGCCAGGAATGACGGGACTCTGGGGAATGGTGTTGACATGCGGGAGAATATGAATATTGGTGACGAAACCGCCGCCGGTATCTCAATTGCAATAACCCCCATGGCCAGCGGATTAAACGATCCCGATATCCAGGATGCCCTTGATACTATCGGGGAAGAATCTTTCCGCTACCTGGGACACCCTTACAGCGATGCCGCTAACATGGTTATACTTGAGGATTGGTTAGATGATCGGTGGGATGGAATGGTTATGAATTATACCTTAGCCTTTTCCGCCCATTCTGATACCTTAGCCAATCTCACAACCTACGGGAACCTCAGAAATAATCCATGGTCCTCTGTTATGGGCCTTTACAAAGTACCTACTCCGGCAGAGGAATTCGCCGCCATTTATATGGCGACCGAGGCCCGGGAATTAAACCTTGATCCCTCCAGGCCCAACCAGACGGTTGAACTTGAGGGAGTTGTGCCGCCCGTTCATGCTGATCGGTTTATCGAAACTGAAAGAGAAACCCTGTTACATGACGGGATCGCTACCTTTGTTGTTGAGAGCGACAGGGCATTTATTGAGAGAGACATTACCACCTATCAAAAGAATGCTGGCGGGGCCCCGGATGTTTCTTATCTGGATATTAACACTGGCGCAACTCTGGCGGCTATCTCTGAACAGTGGTTATTCAGGGTTAAGTCTAAATATCCCCGCCATAAACTGGCCGATGATACCGCCCGGGTTATCGCAAACGTTCCCATTGTCCGGCCTATCGATCTTAAGACCGAGTTGATCGCTATCATGGGAGAATTTGAGGACAAGGGGTGGGTGGAAAACGTAGCCGGTCAGTTTGTTGATGAGGTTGTGGCGATCCGCAATGCGGAAGATAGAAACCGAGTTGACATGATGGGCCCCCCTGATCTGGTTAATCAGTTAAGGGTGTTGGCAATGAAACTAAAGTATAAACTGTAATACCTGAAAGGGGGTTATAAATGGCTATTGTCACAGGAATGGCGAATATAAGAGTAAATGGTAAAATAGTACGGTCTAAACCAGGGGCAACTTGTGATCTTGGTGGGGTTACCAGAGAACCCATTATGGGATCAACCGGCCTTGACGGGTTTTCCGAAACTCCCAGGGCCTCCAGGGTAACCTTTAGCGTTACCGACAAATCTAATATAAAACTTTCCGATATCAAGGATGTAACCAATGGGGTTATTACCTTTGAATCTGTTTCCCACAAGGGACAGTTGGGAAAAGTTTATATTATCCGCAATGCCTCTTGTAGTGGTGAGGCCGAAGTAACCGCCGGGGAAGGTGATACTCCCTTTGTGTTCTTTGGCGATGAGGCGGAAGAACTAATCAATCCTGAAAGTTAAGAAAAGGGAATAAACATGAATCCAGAAATGCCAGAACCTAAACATGCCCCAATACCAGAACATACGGAAGAGATACCCTTGCCCAAGAAACCAGGGTATTTGACTATCAAGTTATCAAGGCCGATATACCATGAAAATAATCCGTTATATGAATTGAAGTTTTATCGGCCCAATCTGGGGCAAATAAGGGCGGCCGCTAGTTATAATACGGGAGAAGATAAGATAGCCATAATCCTAGCCGTTCAAAACAAATTGCCGGAATCAACTATCAATCAGATCGACTATGAAGATCTGATAAAGTTTGAGGCTCTGTCAAGTTTTTTAGAAGTATCCCCCCTAACTGGAAAGTAGGGGTGTGGACGGTAGGCCAGCGGTTTGGTATTTCTGACAATATGGATTCCTGGGACATAATAGACGACTTATCTTTCTGGGTTGAGGGACATAATTATATAACCAAGAAAGAAGAAAAGGCGGCGGAACATGGCTAAGAAATTTACTTTATCAGTTGTTTTTGACATGATCGACAAGGCAACCCAACCGATAAAGAAGGTTGGCAAGGGCATAGCCAAATTAACCGCACCTCTCAAGAGAGTAACAACCGCCTTTAAACGGTTGACAATCGCGGCTATCAATAATAAGTTTGTAACGTCTTTCAAGAGCGCCGGAAGATTAATAGGCAGGGCGGCTATCGGCATCGGTAGATCTATAATCAAATTGGGGAAGATAACAGCGGTTGCCTTTGCGGCGGCATCGGCGGCGGTTTTTAAATTTGCAGGGACCGCCGATAGAATCGGCAAGACAGCCAGCAAACTAGGAATTACAACAGACGTTTTACAGGAATTAAGGTTTGCGGCGGAACAGACCGGAGTTAAAACCGAAACTCTGGACATGGCATTTCAGAGGTTTACCCGGAGATCGGCAGAGGCCGCCCAGGGCATGGGGGAGGCATTGCCAGCCTTTCAACAGTTGGGAATATCTTTGAAGGACAATGAGGGCCGATTGAAAACATCAGAGGCCCTTTTTCTTGAAGTGGCAGATGGCATTGCGGCGGTAGAAAATGAATCCGAAAAGGTAAGATTGTCCTTTAAATTCTTTGATAGTGAAGGTGTCGCCCTGGCAAATACCATGAAAGGCGGTTCTAAACAGATAAAAGAATTTGCTAAACAGGCACACGAAATGGGATTGATTATTGATAAGGATACGATAGCCTCATCCGAGAAATTAAACGATAGCCTTAACATATTAAAAAAGGTTGTCTTTGCTAACTTTGGAAATCTAATAAGTGGACTCTTGCCCAAGATAGAAAAGATAACCATGAATATCTCTAAATGGATTGGCGCAAATAAGGGATTGATTAAGGCAGGATTGATTAAGTTTGTTGACACATTGAAAAGGGTAATGGGCCCGGTAGTACAGAACTTCTCAGATATGTTTATTGTCATTAAAAGAATAATAGGACCGACAGATGATCTAGGTTCTAAGATTGAATTTCTAATTATATTTCTAGCCCATTTAACCAAGGTGTTTTCAGCCGTTGCGGCTGGCGCAATTATCGCCGTGGTCGCAACATTTAAGGCATTGGGAGCAATATTAGGTGTTGTATCAGATCAATTAATTAGGATTGGGGATGTTGGCCTAGCGCAATGGGCAATAGAAATATCCTTAGCATTAAACAAAATACTAGGTACGGTGACAAGTGCGGCATGGGACTTTGGAAAACAGTGGTGGCAAGATTTCAAGAATGGGTTTCTCGTGGGATTAAAAGAAGTAACCGCATTTGTTGGAGAGAAAATAAAATCCTTTAGTAGTAGCATTGCCGGGGCATTCAAAGATGTTTTCGTTGGTGGTGGTTCTAATGAGGGATTGCCAGCCGACCCCGCTAGAGCTAGAGCATTTCAGTCGGCACAACCATTAAATATTTCCCAACCAAGTATGAATATCAATAACCGGGTAGGCGGTGAGGTCCGGGTTATCCTCCAGGGGGAGGGGGCCAAGGGTGCGAGAATCAAAAAGATAACCAATACGGGTAATACCGATGTTAATATATCGGCCGGGGCCCATGCCTTTGGCTAATAGGGGGTAGCTCATGCCATGGAAAAGAAATCTTTTCACGCCTTCCTTTAGGGGTATCCCTTTCCGTTGGACCAGCATTGAAAACTCAGGCGGCCGGAAAACTGTTGTTCATGAATTCCCCTTGAGGGAAGAGGTCCAATCAGAAGATCTGGGAAGGCGGCCCAGGCAGTTTACCGTTGCCTGCTATGTTCAGGGCCCGGATTACATGGATCAGAGGGATTCGTTACTTGATGCCCTGGAACAAGGGGAATCGGGAATCCTTGTTCATCCCTATCGGGGTAACCTGAATGTTAACGTAATGGAGTTTACCCAATCGGAATCAACCGACCGGGGGAACATTGCCGATTTCAATATAACCTTTGTGGAAACGGGGGAGGCGGAATTCCCGGCCGCAACCGAGGATCAAGATAGTCTCACATTGGATGCCGCCCTAGATTATGTTAGTCAGGCGCAATCGGTATTTTTGCTGGCATACAACGCCTCCGGTTTTGAATACCTTAGAGGCGGGGCGGAACAAGATACCCTATCAGGTTTTAATATGATAAAAGAGGCAACCAAGTTTACCGGCCAGAATCCAGATTTCCAAGAGGCCATTGATTTACAGATTGCCGATTTGTCAGACAATGTAATACAGGGTGATACTTTGTTTGACTCTGTTTCCGGTACTCTTTCCCAGATGTCCGGATTAACCGGAGTTGACAAACTGGCACCATACCGATCCATTGTTGCGCTAAATGATTTTGGCAAACCAAATGGATCAGAGGATGTCAGTATTTATGGTGGGGCATTGATACCCGTTAACGTAACAACCGCCAACCGCCAGAGGCAGGCCGACAATCAGGCGGCTATCTCTCTTATGTTCCGGGAGTTGGCACTAACCGAGGCCTGCAAAAATGCTGTTTCTATTGATTATGATTCTTATGAAGAGTTGGCGAATGTTCGGGAAGAGTTGGCGGATATTTTCGAGGAATTAATTTTAGAAATGGGTAGCCTTGATGACATGGACGATAAGATCCAATCTCTGGAAACCCTAAGATCTCAGACGTTCCGATCTCTGAATGACAAGGGGGCGAATCTGGCAAGGGTTGTGCCCTATGAATTGGGCCAGGGAACGGCAGAGAACGCCTTGGGTTTAGCCTATCGGTTATACAATGACGTTACCAGGGAACAGGAGATTATTGATAGAAATAAAACAATAACTCATCCCGGGTATCTTCCGGCCGGGGAAACCCTAGAGGTTTTATCGTCATGACCGAATTGGTATTAAAAGTTAATGGGGTTAACACCTACGGTTGGACAACGGCTAGTATTGTTAAATCAATGGAACAATTATCCTCTACCTTTGACTTGACGGTAGCGGCAGACAAACCGCCTTCTCCGGGGTTATACAATTTCAAAGTAGGTGATCTCGCCTCTATTTATTTACAAAGTAATAAAATAATTGAAGGCTATATCATAGATATGCCAATTGATTATGATACGGTATCCCACAATCTAGCGGTTAGCGGCATGGATAAGACGGGGGACTTGGTTAAATGTCCTCATTATGATATTCGGGGTTTTGGGCAATGGCGTAATCAAAACACTTTCCAGATAATACAGGACATGGTAGGCAAGTTTGGAATCCTGGTAGATAACAGGGTTTCCAATCCAGGGTTAAAGGATCTGGAATCCTTCCGGGTTAATGAGGGGGAAACGATATTCAATGTTATTACCCGGTTGTGCAAACAAAACAATTGCCTCATGCTATCGGACGGCATAGGCAATCTGATTTTAGACCGGGCGGGAACGACATCCATTCTTGATGTTCTTGAATTAGGAAGGAATGTCAAGAGGGGTGGCATATCACAAAACAACTCAGAAAGGCATTCAACCTATATTGTGAAGGGCCAGAATAAATCATCTGACTTTAGAACGTTTAATGATTATATTTCCGGTTCCGCTATCGCCGTTGACTCAGACGTTGACCGCTGGCGGCCGCTAGTGATAATAGCAGACTCTAAAACAGACATTCAGGGGATGCAGAACCGGGCAAACTTTGAGGCCAACCAAAGGGCCGGTCAGTCAAGAACGTTAACTTATAAAACCTCCGGGTGGTTCCGCCAGGACAAAACCCCCTGGGAAATAAATAGATTGGTGCGGGTAAAAGATAGGTTTGTTGGTATTGACGGAGTTTATCTAATCAACTCTGTGAACTTTACAATATCAGAGGGTTTAGGGTTTGAGACTCATATAACCTTGGTTCATCCGATAACCTATCAATTCCCCCCGGCACCAGAAGAGGTAAAGACGGCCAGCGACAAGGCGACCGGCCAGAGGCAGAAACTAAAATCCTTAACCGAATATGATCCGGATAAAAACCCATGATAAAAACCACTTGGCGAGAACTAGGTAAGAACGTACAGACCATAATGGACCCCTGGATTAAAAAGATTATCCTAATGGTTGGCAGGGGTGTAATCAATCTGGTTAAGGATTCAGAGGGTATGCAGAAAATCCAGGCGGGATTTCTGGCAGGCGAGACAACCGAGGATTGTGAACGCCCCCAGGAATATGGGTTCAATTCCGTTCCCCTTCCGGATACCGAATGTATAGCCATTTTCCCGGCCGGAGAAAGGGATCACGCTATCATAATAGCGACCAATGACAAGAGGCACAGGCATAAAGGCCTAGAGCCCGGGGAGGTCTGTATTTATACCCATAAGAACGGGGAGGGGGTTGGGCATAGGGTTATATTCAAGGCGGATCGTTCTATTGAGGTAAAAGGTAACGATATTAAGATCGATGGTGACGGGGATCTTGATACGACAATGGCGGGAGATGCTACTGTTACCGCCGGTGGTGACGTTGTGGTCAATACTCCGGCCGGTGGGGTAACCGTCAACTCCCAATTAAATGTTGCAGTAAATACAGCACTAGGTAATATAACACTAACAACCATGCAACCATTAGGAACTATAAACTTATTAGCCCCGGTTTTAGGGGCAGTAAATATAAACGGGGGGGCCAGCGTTTCCGTTGTTGCTCCCCAGGTTAGCGTTATCTCCCCCTCCGTTGACTTGGGCGGCATTGGAGGGCCAGCGGTGGCCCGGGTGGGCGATCCGGTTGCCGGTGGCGTTATTGCCGGTGGTTCTCCTTTTGTGAGGTCAACGTAATGGCTAAATCAATTGATAAAACTTTTGCCGAGAGGTCAAGAATCTCCCGGGAGATCGCCCTTGTGCTAGATCCCAATACGGGAAAGGTTGATATTGATTTAGAAAATGGGGATTTGGTTACCGAGGATACTATTAAAACTTATGTTTATATTTCCGTTATGACCGACAGACGGGCGGATCCAGACGATGAGATCCCAGATGGAACCGACAACCCCCGGGGGTGGTGGGGAGACAACTTTACAGAATTAGTGGGCCACCAAATAGGTTCCAAACTCTGGTTAAGAAAAAGGCTAAAACTTATCCAGGAACATATTAACCTTATCAAAGATGATATCAAGGAATGTCTCCGGTGGATGGTTCAGATTAAACTTGCAAAGGAAATTCTGATAGAGGCAGAGAAAGTAGATTATCAAACTCTGGAAGTAACTATTGATGTTGTGTTAAATAGCGGGAAAAAAATACCCATACAGTTTAAAATACCATGGGGAGAAAAGTAATATGCCATTTGAAAGACCAACATTAGACGAATTAATTAGCAGGGGAAAAACTAATTACGATAGTAAATTAGAGGGTGCGGATACCAGATTGATAGATGGAACGTTATCTATTTTAAACAAGGATCATGCCGGGGCAATTCATGGAAACTATGGAGCATTAAAGACTATTGAGAAACAGGTATTTATTCAGACGGCCCAAACCGAGGAACTAGAAAAACATGCATCCCAAAGAGGGGTTGAAAGAAAACCAGCTACCAAGGCAACGGGAACGGTAGAGGCGACCGGCAACAACGGATCGATTATTCCCGCCGGGGCAGTATTAACTAGATCCGACAATGAAAGATTTTTGGTAGATTCCGAGGAAACAATAGCGGGGGGAACAGCT